GGTGGAGGACAGGCTGGTGGAGGACAGGCTGGTGGAGGACAGGCTGGTGGAAAGCCCGGTGGAGGTCAATCATCTGGAAAGCCCGGTGGAGGTCAATCATCTGGAAAGCCTTTTTCAAACTACATCAAGACCAAAAACAATGGAACTCTGGACTTAGATGCTACCTTCGCAGAATTTTACAGCGTGAAACATCCATACGACCTTTACTCTAATAAGGATGTAGTTGCGTTTTACAATGGTTTAATCGAGTACATTCTTAAAAGTGAAGCAAACAAGAACATTTCTGTTAGTCTTATCGCAAAAGTTCTTTTGAAATTGAATCAACATTTGAAAGCCATTTACAATAAACGTACAAGCGTTAATAACGTAAGAAATCGGTTGACTTATTATGTCACGAACCTCACTTATGATCAGGCGAAACAGATTGCGAAAAAGTTTGTGGAAATGTATCAGCGGGCGACTGCGACAACAAAGCCAACACAACCTGCACTTTCATTCCCACCATTATTTGGTCGGAGACAAAACAATATTTATGGAGCAGTCAATTACGCAAACCGCCAGGAACGAGCATTCAGTGGGTACGGCGGATTTGGTGCGCCAGCTCCATCTTCCCTTACGGCACCTCGACCCGCCACTTCTTTTACAGCACCCGCGGCGCCGAACGCGCTCCGATTTCCAAGTCTCCCACCCGAACAAAAGGCTGCGATTGTAAGCCAGGCAACGAAGAACCTTACACCAAATCAGAAACGCGTCGTGAATACGGCTGGTGGTGCACAGCTTGTTGCAAACATCGTCGCCAAGGCGGGTGGTGCAAACAAGGTGAAACAGGCGGCGACAGCTCTTCAGACGTACTCCAAGAATAACGCGGTTCGTATGGGCCTGACAACGAATATCGCCGCAAATGCAGTGACAAAATTGGGGGGACCCATGAATGCAGCAACCGCTGCAGCAATCACGAACAAGATTGTCGCGGCAATGAATCAAAAGGCAGTTGCCAATCGGGCAGCGGTGAAACGTAAGCAGAAACGCAAGTCAAAGCCCAAGCCCAAGCCGACACCAGAAGCACCACCGATCCGTGCTCGCCTTTTGAAAGCGATGGTCACAAAGTTCACCAAGAATGAATTAATCAGAATTGCAGGTGAAAATGCACTCGGAACCAAGAATAACAAGACGAAGAATTCACTGGTTAAGAATTTCACGAAGTTCATGAGACGTCAGCCTAAAGGAAAAAAAGGTTCTGTAACCAATAAAGGACCTAAAAAGACTAAGAAGTAAAGCGCAACATGGAGCCAACTTTAAGTTATATCAAACAACTTCACGAGTCTCGCACGCGACTTTTGGAGCGTCAAGGAGATCTTTATCCGGAACCGTCATGGGTTCGGATAACTACTATTACAATGACTTCCAAAATTGGCACTGACATCGATATACCGACTTTCAAAGCCAATTTTGCAAAGCATGGGAAAATAATCAAAATCAGGAATAAAAATTCAAAATTCGGAGGGTTTGAGTGTAAGATGAAGGACACGACATTTTACAACCAGGTGACCATCAACTACACTGACCAGTACTCAACCAAGAGTATCAAGCTGTTTCCGAATGGTAGTGTACAGGTGGCGGGGTGTTCAAACTTGGTTGATTGCAAACGCGTGTCTGCGTACATCAGTTATGTCATCAAGAAGGTTCTTAACCTCGAAGAAGCACCTGTACTCGAACCAGCTGTGATTCAGATGATCAACACCAACTTTTCGCTCAACTGTACAGTCAACCTCAAAAAAGTGATTGCTAAATTTGAAGGTGAACAGTTTGACGTGACCTTTGATCCGGACAAATACAGTGCAGTCAAGGTGAAGTTTGAGCCAGGACCTGGGATGAAACGGGTCACGGGGAGCATTTTCAGTACGGGTAAGGTGATTGTGACGGGGGCGCGCTCGCTTGATGAGATTGTCAAGGCGTACGATGTCATCAATCTGATGATATCAGCGGATGAAAGGGTGGCGTTGACGGAGAAAAAAGAGACTTTTGACATTTTTATGGGGGTTAAGTTTGAGGACTGGGTCAAGGTCAATCCCGGAGGGGTTGGAATAAAATAATCTACTGTAATATAAATGTCTCAGCGCATTGGCATGGCCGACGGTCGTTGCATCACCGACTTTGTCGGCAGCCGTATCCAATTTGACTACCTCAAGGCGAAGCAGGGTATCGCCATGGACGACAACAACAAGTTTCGCATGGTCCTTCAGGAGAAGGGTGAGGACGTTGTTGGTCTTCCAATCTGCAACGCAGCATGCCGTGGACCTTGTGAGGGCAAGGTGATGTACTCTCCTTTGGCCGAAAATCAGTAACTAAAAGAAAGACAACATTGTAATAGTATGATTGTAATCGATGGGAATATCGGTTCAGGCAAAACAACACAGCTTGATTTGCTTGAAAAGAAGGGGTTCAAAGTTAGGCGAGAGCCGATCGACCAGTGGCCACTCGAGGAATTTTACAAAGATCCGTCTCGGTGGGCATTCTTTTTCCATATGACCTTGCTCAAGACTCAGAACAAACCAGATCGTGGAGTGATTTATGAGCGATCTCTCTTCAGCTCACGCTATGTGTTTTGGCCCGTCTTGTTGAAAAAGGGAATTGTGACTCAGAAGGAGGATGAGTTGTACGAGTATTTTTGGAACCGATTCAGTTGGAAGCCGAGCCTGTTCATCTATCTGTCCAAGGATCCAGAGTTGGCGTTTAAGCATATTCAGACACGGGGTCAGGCGGGTGACACCGGAGTGACGCTTGAGTACCTCAAGGAGCTTGACAAAGAGTACAAGCACCTCGTAATGAAGATCCCTTGTCGAGTACGAGTGGTCAATGCCAACAGGGAGCCCGAAAAAATCCACGCCGAAATTTGTCAGATCTTATCAGAGAATGAATCATTGCTCTTCAGTAACCTTAGCGGGGAAGAAATGCAAGCGTCTGGCGATCCAGGACGGGAAGTGCAGTGCACACCTTTCCAACACATGTGCCGTTTGTCTTGAGGAGACGAAACGGACCGACAAAAAGCTCAAGTGTAAACACGTATTTCACTCAAAGTGCATCATCAAATGGTTCGAAGAGTCTATCGAATGTCCTACATGTCGTATGGAACAGGATGACGACCCAATTGTGGTGTTTCGTCGTAATATCGAGGAGAATATGCGTCTCAAGTACCGGGACGCGATACGGTCATTGGAGGCGGAGGTGACCCGTGCGCGTAGGCGGTAAGCTTTACTTCTGTGATGTATAGTAATGAGTCGATGTGGAGCCCAGACAGCATCAGGGGCAGAGTGTAAGCACAAAGTCGTCGGAAATGACACTCACTGCTGGTTACACCGGGGACCACAGTGTGCAGTGTGTTACACCCCTCTCACATCACGGAACACTCGTTCACTCCCGTGTAATCATATGTTTCATACAAAATGTGTCGATCGCTGGAAAAGGACATGTGCCCCGGGAGACCCCACTTGTCCAATGTGTAGAACCCCCTTTGATCTCCCGACGTACAAATGTAGACTTACCATCGAACGCGTAGCAGACTCGAATGTAACGACACACAATTTCGAAACCTCAAACATATCATCGATTGTCGAAGGATTTGGGCTTGACTTTCTTACAGACGGAACACGGTTCACTGATATACATTTCCATATTGATCAAGGGGAGGACCTCCGAGAGGTCTTACGGGAACTTGGTATTTTTAATATAGAATTATAGTAAATATGCCCAAACCCAAGTCCAGAACCAAGACGGGCTTGGCTCGGCTCGGTGTCAAGACGAAAAAGGCATCTGCACCGAAATCGCGTCATCATATCAACAACGTGGCTGCGTCAAAACGCGTTGTTAACACGCGGAAAATCAAGCCTCTTCCCATGTCGGGTTTTGAACCTAAATTCTCATGGGAGCCATGGGGTTCAATCGGTCGTGTTCACGATAACTGCTATGACTATGCGTTTGGAAGCTTTTCGAGTCGTCGTACACGGAAGAGCGTCCCAGGAAACACATCAGGTGTAGGTTCGAATGGACTGACGTTTACTACGTGCAAAGGTATCACCGAACGTATCCTGAGTGACAATCCACGCGGCGCTGCCAAGTTAATTAACCCGAATGCACGCTGCCCACCCGGGTATTACAAGGTGATGTGTTTTGTAGCGCCTCACAACGACTTTTTCAATTCGACCGGCGACTTCCATTTCTTGAAACAGGTGGGATCTGTCCGGTATCGTATTCGCCCAGGTGATACTGTGAAGGGTATTGCCGCCTTTTTCCGTGTAAAGCCATCTGTCATTTTGAGTGCAGCCCGTGTTTCAAAGGCACCTTTGTCATCTAACGATGGTGATATTTCAAATTCAAATGATGAATTGTACAGACTTGACAGACTGAACATTACTCACCGTAACACGACACAACTTCACCCAGGACGAATCATCGAGTTTCCAGTTAACTTATGGGGGCACAAACAGGGGTGGGCGGGCGGTCCTCTTTTGATCGATGCTTCAGGCAAGACGATTGTTGATCCGCGCAAGGCTAACCTGAACTATCATCCAGGATTTCACTACAGTAAATTTTGCTCTGCATGGGCAGTTCGGAGAGGAGTTGCCCGCACAGGCGCGAACGCCAATAGATGATTTTTTTTCGTAGGTTACAGTACAAATGCAGGGCATTCTGTACTCTCGTAACCGCCAGGAGTTCCTGTACAATCTGCTTGTGTTTTTCGCATGGGTTGTGATCATGACTTTCATTATGCGCTTCCTGTGGAACGGTGTGATGTCCAAGCACATCACGATCCTCAAGCCAGTTGACACTCTGCTGAACACCTTCCTGCTTGCCATGGGCATTGCTCTGTTCAAGCTGTAAACTGACAACTCGATGAGTTGGACAGGTCTTTCACAGTTCAGTATATCCCGACTTGACCTGACCATTCACAATTAAGGTTGGAAATCCGTCAACAAATTCTGGGCACGTTTCAGAAACACAATCAACAAACCGGTAAGGAATTCCTTTGTTTTTCAAGTAGTCCTCCTGCTTGACACACCAAGGACACGACTTTGAACCGTACACCGTAACATCTCCTTTATCCACGGGGGTTTGTAAAAAGCAAGAAACACCCTGCTGAAGGATCCACGCCGAAATGCACGCTAGCAATGCAAAGAAAATTAGGTCCTGGACGATGGGCTTCATTTACTTAGACTGCAGAAAATATAGCCTGCGCGATATTCTTCTTGGTTGTCAAACCGTTCGTCTTCACTTTGAGCCGAGATGCAATGTTCATCAAATTCTGAATTTTCAGACTGTCTGCATAGACGAGACGACCCGACGGACCCTTCACCTTGATCCGACCCCCGGGAGTCTTGGCTGCATTTTTAACGACGGGAGTCTTTTTCTTTTGTGCAAACAACTTCTTACTCAGACCCTGTGAAGCCACAGTGACATGAACGGTCTTTGGCGGGGGTGGTGTATTTCCTGCACTAAATGCAGGTTTGCCCGTTTTGAGACGCTTGCGGATTACGTTGAGAGCAGGCTCTATTGTGTTTCCCCAACGGTTGTAATATGACTCGTTCGACCCCGGTTTCAAAAGAGACAAACGGAGTTTGTTGAATCGACGCGTTTTCATGATATTCTTTGAAACTTCAATTTTCTTCGTAGAAGGAGTTATCGGACTCGGGCTCTTTTTCTTGTTGGGGCTTGGGCTCTTTTTCTTGTTGGGGCTCGGGCTTGGGCTCTTTTTCTTGTTGGGGCTCGGGCTTGGGCTCTTTTTCTTGTTTGGACTTGGGCTTGGGCTCTTTTTCTTGTTTGGACTTGGGCTTGGGCTCTTTTTCTTGTTGGGGCTCGGGCTTGGGCTCTTTTTCTTGCGCCCAAGTGCCCAGTTGCGTGAATTTGGTGAGATGTTCATATGTTTGAGATTTGCACTCGTGTATGGCTGCCGAGTTACATTCAACTTAAGTTTCATAGGGCTCAGGTTCACCGGTGATGGTGTTAGCTTGGCGGCACCACCAAAATAACTGCTATTCAAAATTTGTTTGAGAGAAAGTAATCCAGGATATTTCATTCCGTAACGAAGCCTCATACGCAACGTATATTTATTAGTATCTTCGCGATATCCCACCGGAATCACTTCATTCAAAAATGCAATTGTCTTTGGAAAACCGTCCGTCGATTTACTCTTGTACCGTAGACATTCCTTGCGCATTTCATTCAAAAATAAATGTACATCGTACAGTGGACTTGTCTCTGGGCCAATTCCCCAATTTTGTGAAAAATCACCATTTGTGACGGTTGGATTTTTCACCTTGTCATCGAGAGTCGCGTAGCCAAAATCGTTCAAGACCATAATTGGATATGGTTTACCTGGCTTGACAAGGATATTCTCGAGATGAAGATCGTTGTGTCGGAACCCCGGATATTTGCGTCTGATTTTGTAAAGAGCGGACAATACTTGGTAAATCACTGATTTCATAAAGCGATCGTTGAGACGTTTCCGTGGAGATGATGCAATTTTCTGAATGTATTTTGGAAACGGGCCATTCGAAATGTACTCTGAAAACATGACAGATTGTTTCTTGTAATCTTTGTGAGGGCTCGCGTCAAGTGATGCGGACGAAAGGAGATTACTCGGTTCGACAAAATTAGTACACGTGAGCATCGGTGCAAGGGGTTTGGGAATGTAAGTAGGTACGACGGCGTAAAGTGCACGATGAATTTTGTCTTCTATTTCGGCAACTTGTGGCTTTCCTTTGAGACGTTTGTCAAATGGGGACACCTTGATGACGAATTCGGAACCATGTGGAGCGCGTCGTCGAAATGACGCCAAGTAAACAGTTCCCTGTTTTCCCGTGTCAAGCTTTGCCATCCCTTTGCGGACCATCGTATTCTTGATTTGATGCAGGCTTAGATTGTCTGATTTATTGTTCACATTCATCTGGTTAAATCCGATCGAGTAATTCTCCGCCACCCGATGAAATGATCTTTTCGTGATGTTACAGTTGTACTTGGGCTGATTAGTGTTTGCACTTCCAGTTGGAGTCGTCTTTTTAAAGCCGGGTAGGACCTTTCTGTAGACAGGTGAATTTGGATAGTAAAACGGTTTAGGATTGCCGTTACTGTTGTACCCCGTGTTATAAGGAGGACTTGTAATAGATGATTTACGAAATGGGCTCATTTTTACAGGACTTGGGTATTTTCCCGTGATAGGATTGGATAGATGTGGGTTGAGTAAAAAAGATGTGGTCACTGGGCGTTTCGACAAATTGACAAGTGGAATGCGATGTTTTTTCCGACCAGTGGGAATGACGGGTGATTTGTAATGTTCTCTGAGCCATGTCTGAGCCTGTGCTTTTGTTGCGACTGAACTAGGTACGTTGATTTCAAGTTTGACGCCATTTTCTTTGCGGCGAAAAACGTATTTTCTACCACCGGGACTCGTTGATAGTGAAAATTTACCTTGTTCGATCCAAGGTTTTGTCATATAATTACACGGGATTATTTTCAGTCAGACTCCTCCTCGTACTCAACCTCCTCACTCCCATCCTCGGACATTGGGGCGGGCTCGTCGGCAGGTGCCAGGAAAGCGCACGGAGCCAGCTTGGTTGTGGGTGCGAACATCACCTGATGGAGACGGATCGACAGACCGTAGCCCATCGTCGACTTCCAGATGGAGGAAATCTCGATGATACAGCTGACACGCTGACCCTTGTCGAGAGTCTCCAGAGGAACCTGCTCCCGGTTTGAGTTGTACGCCTCGGTGATGAACTTCTTGGTGTTGCGATCAACCTGGGGCGCCATGCGTAGAAGAGGCGCGTACCCCTCCTTCTTGGAGGGCTTGATGAAAGGCTTCCAGGAATCGCCCGACAGGATCAGCTCACGAGTCAGCTTCTTGCCAGTCAGCTCCATTGAGTTGGCCACGATCGAGTCGATGGTGAAATTCTCCAGGTCCTGGAACACCTTGAGAACTGCCTCGTTGTCGAGGCTCAGGGGCATGTTCCACGTGCCCGGTGCGATATCACTCTCCTTCAGACCGACAATAGCCTTGAGGGGAGGGAGCTGGAACATCAGACGGGAACGCCCAGGACCGTTGAGATAGATTGCCTTGCCACCATACTTGTTGGAGGTGACAGCGGAAGAGACAATGTCGGAAACCTTGAAGTCGGTGATCATGCGGAGAGCCATTTGCTTTGCTATACTATATGTGGTGGGCTGGTCCTTAAGCCTGTTCAGCCCATGACCAAATTTTTTCCTGCGCGAAATGTAAAGATGGTGAATCGCCTTTGGCCCCTGAAATGGGTCGGATTTTCTAACAATCAGGGGTACAAAAATGTACGTAACGCCGCCAAGGCGTACGCGAATGCCACGAACATGTCAAATAACAATCCAGCTAAACTTATGACTCTTAAGGCGACAAAGAATAAGCTTAACTACGAGATCAATCGTTATCTGAAAGGTGTTCCAGCGGCACCCGGAGCGGCACCCGGAGCGGCACCCGGAGCGGCGAACGTGCAAGGAAGAATGCAGCTTCCTAGAAATGGAAAAATCAATGGTGCGGTTGTTTCAAACTCAACTGGAAAAAATTTCGTTCCCGGAAACGTGTATAAAGTAGGTTCGGATTTTTACGCGGCGAGCAAAACACGTAATGGAGCGAATATATGGGTTCCAGCTTCTCGTGCCGATCGTCTCAACCCGTTTTCCAAACGTTTTATCAAAAGAATGATTGCGGATAATAAGGCATTTAATAAGGTAGTTAATGCAAATGGAAAGGTTAGATTTGTTCAAAGAGGCACTGCACCAACTTCATCCACCAACAAAGCTGTATTGATTCCAAATGCTAGACTAAATGGTGCCAACAAAGTTTACCAATACAACAACCTGTTTTACGCCCGGGCAATTGCAAATGCAGAGGGACGCCCCATTAACGGCCGTCGACCAAACGTGTATTACAGAGTAAACCGGGCGGCTAACGGTTCATTCGCATTTTCCACTAATGCAGCCATCAAAAACACGGTGTACGTACTGTCTAATAATAAATTTGTACAGGAACCAAGTGCCGCCAATTTGTCAAGACAGAAGTTTAACGCATTTGTCAGACAGCAACTCGCACGTACGAATTTAACAGGGAATAACAAGGCTAAAGGAAAGGCTATTATGGCGGCATGGAACGCAAACGCAAACCTAAGAGCTATGTCGAAATCGATTAATTTAGCAAATCGTCCAGCCAACTGGGCTAATAGAGCACTTCACAATTACATGTGGAGGATCAATCAGGCTAACCGCAACAACATAGAAGCCAACGCAAACCGAACCAGACAAACCGAACGCGGGGTTTGGCCGCCATTTCCCAATGTTGCAGCTGCTGGACCCGCACCTCCTCCGGGCAACTCGACCAAAAACATTGCCAAATTCATAAATTGGTATGGTACACAGGCTGGCCTGGCGAGTAATGCAAACCGAGCACAAACATATGTCCAAATATTACAGGGTTCCAACAAAAACCGTATAACAGAGATTGGCGGTGGAATCACTGCCAATAATAACACTAATGCATCCCGCCGTCCATTCTGGGAAGCAGTTAAAAGAGAAATGAACAAACGTGCGTCTGGTCAATAAATTTCTGGTTAAATAGTACAAATGAGCTTCATCATCCCCTTTACTACGTTTTTCATCGTCGCAAATCCAGCAACCTTCAAGGCGGTTCGTGGAATTGCGGGTAATTGGGTTGCGTCAGCAGACGGCCTGCCCACCACTCTCGGACTGCTTCTGCACTCGCTCGTCTTTGTGATTCTGTGTCGCATGATTTGGAGTCTTCTCACAGTTCGCGCGTCGGGTTTCGGTGGTGCAGTGAAGCTAGGAGGCGAGTGTAAAAAAGATGCCGATTGTATGTTTGGTGGATGCAAGGGGGACAAGTGTGCCCTCTTTTAAAAAAATCTTTTCAAATATTAAATGTCCACGTCCGCATATCTGCTTCCTCTGATTCTCTTCATGGTCTTTGCCTCCCCAGCAACCTTCAAGGCGGTTCGTGGGATTGCAGGCGGATGGGTCGCCAGCGCAGAGGGTGAGGCCAAGTTTGCTGGTCTCCTGCTGCACGCCGTGCTGTTCGTGTGGGTTGTCGGGTTCCTGATGCGTCGCGTGTCATTCTATGGTGACCTGAACCGTTTTGACACCAAGGGCGAGTCTCACCGCGGACCCAAGCTCGGCGACGGTGTCGTAGGTGCCAACCTTGAGTAAAATCCTAAAAGTCTTCGTCAAAACGCACTGAATCTCCCTCAATAATCATATGTTTAGAGTAATCACCGACCCGCTTCTCAAAAAAGTTGGTCTTCCCTTCCAACGAGATGTTCTCCATCCAGTCGAAAGGGTTCGTTGCCTGAATCGAATGCTGTGTCACACCAAACTGTGTCAAAAGACGTTTCGCCACAAACATAATGTATTCGCGCATCGACACCGCGTCCATCCCAATCAGTCGACAGGGTAGAGCCTCTGTGATAAATTCAGACTCAATCTCGAGAGCCTCGACGACAATCTGCAAAATAGTGTTGTCATCCAGTTTATTTTTCAGGTTGTGATACAAGGCTACGGCAAACTCCTGATGAAGGCCCTCATCGCGGCTTATCAGTTCATTCGAAAACGAAAGGCCCGGCATAAGACCCCGCTTCTTGAGCCAAAAGATGGCACAGAAGGAGCCACTGAAAAATATACCTTCGACACATGCGAATGCAACGAGTCGCTGGGCGAACGTGGCTCCAGGACCCATCCACTTGAGAGCCCATTCAGCTTTCCGTTTGACCGCCGGGACAGTATCGATCGCTTGGAAGAGACGTGCCTTCTCTTCGGGATCCTTGACGAGCTTGTCAATCATAAGTGAATACGTCTCCGAATGAATCGACTCGTTAAATGACTGGTACGCGTAAAATGACCGTGCCTCTGCAATTTGTGTGTCTTTTGAAAAATTCAAGTCTATATTCTCCATGACGATGCCGTCACTGGCTGCAAAAAATGCCAGAACCATCTTGATGAAATGACGCTCATCGTCATTGAGCTTGTCCCAATCTTTGAGATCACTTGCCAAGTCAATCTCTTCAACTGTCCAAAAACTCCCAATCGCTTTTTTGTAAAGTGCCCATAAGTCTGGGTAGCGAATAGGAAAGGTGGTGAAACGAGAATTGTTTGGGGTGAGAATGGGATCCATTTCTATTCTAAGATTTCATTTTTTTAAGTCCGGTCCGAAGGACTGACTACGCTGCACGACGTCGCAGGTTCTGATCTGGATCTGCCCCAATTGCTTTCGCCTTGTGTTTGGTGACAAGGACGTATTTGTAGACACGTGCAATCGCCCATTGATGGGGATTGGCCCCTGGGCGTGACCCTCCAGTTTTCCATGCCTTGAGACCCCGATTGTACACAGTATCTAGAGTTGACCGTGGAATACCAGTCCTTTTTGAAATCAAATTCTTATTAAATTTGAGATTTGGATACGTTTGGTGGAACAGTTGGGTCCACTTTGATTTTTTCGTCTTGACCATCGTGTCCGTCCTTTTCAATTTTGGATGTAAATTCGTTCTCCGTTTTAGAAGCTCTTTTTCACGCATGAACCGGAATATACCTTTGAGACCTGTAAAGTATCGTTCTGGCCATCGCCGCGTCACAACGGTGTGACGTGGCATAATTTAATTTTAGTACATAATAAAATGTCACGACTCGTAGATAAATCCTGATGATGTTGGTCCCATGGGTGCAGTCAAAACTCCGCTACTTGGTTGTGCCCAGCCTGGAGTCGCCCAGCGACCGAGAGGATCTGGGGTGGGTGCGGGTCCGACATTTTCCGCAGGTGGTGCAGGGGCAATTCCTTCCAAGTATGGCTGTGGCTGATTTGACACTGGTGCTGTCGGAGCCGCTACTGGGACTGTAGCCTCGGGGACTACAGGGGTGGTACAATCGACGGGTGGTAGTTTGTTGGCCAGGATGATGATTAGGATGATGATACAGCAGATTCCGACACACACTCCTGTGTAAAATCCCATTATTAATATACCTACTCTAGTACTAGAAATGAATCTACCCGACATTGTTCACAGAACAGCTTTGCGGATCAAGCTGAACAAAGTCGGTGGATCTATTATTCATCACATTGCTCTTCTCAAGCGCGGACTTGAGAACAACAAGGTTGAGTGTGATATTGTCAAGGGGTATTGTGTCATCCCTCAGACAAAGGAGGCGTGCACGCATTACTGGCTTCGTGAGAAAGAGTCGGGACTGGACCTCGACGTTGGGTTTGAGGTGGCATGTCTCCGCAATCCAGAACTCAAAGCGATCCATCCTGTTCTCTTGGAAGAACTTCCAGAAGGGATGACACGATCTGACGAAAATGAAACTGAAATTACATCTGAAAATCAAGTACTGTTTGACCTGTACAACAAAGACCCAAAAGAATTTTGGCGTCTAGCACCGAGTGATGTCAAAGGTTTTTCAGTACGCTGAATATCCAGATGATTTTGGCACACTCTCAATCGAAGACTGAATTGAACTCAAAGTTTCATCGAGAGAAAATCCCGAAGTCATAGGGAAAAACATTGATGGCTGCGACATATACTTGGAAACCTGTTTAACTATCCCCTCCTCCTTCTTGGGCACCTGTGCACCGGTGGACGGTATGCCGAGAAACGCAACTGCCATGTCATTTCCATTTTGTTTCTTTGCAGACTTCATCGTCTCAATCACCTTTGTCACGTTCTCCGTGTATTTGTCAGTCACCTTTTTCTTATTCTCGGGTGTAAGTTCATTCCACACCTTCCCCATGGTTTCACCAAGTGCATCTGCAAAACGGAGTGCATTGTCCTGATAAATTTTCTGAAGATCTGCTGGAACCTTGTCAAACTCACGCATCTCCATGAACGTAATCTTTCGACCGATGTAACCAGACTGACCCGGTAATAAATAGAGTATGAATAGGATAACAACAGCCGACCACAATACGACTCTTTCAACTGGGTGCATTACAATACACTTGGAAAATTAATACAGTTCAAAGGACTATCCACATCTCTAAATTTATTCAAACTTTGAATTTGCTTCAACACATAGTACCCTCCGAATACTCGGATCCAGCCTGCCCTGTACCGTCTTGTAAATCATACTAAAAACTGGATTCGAATTTGTAATTGTAATTCGTTCGATCAGATGTTTCTCAGGACGAATAGACAAGCACATGTTGATCATCTCCATCGCCATGTCTGAATTTATTTTCGAAATTGGAACGTCTTTCAGGTTCACCTCGATCATCTCCTTGAGTCCCCGTGACTCGACAAAATCATCGAGTTGAGAAATGACCGGACGTATCCTTTCAAGCAGCATTCTCGACTCAAGATCGTTCGACGGCTGAACCTCAATGTATTTGTTCGCGAGAAACTCGATGTACAGATACTTCTCATCTGGATAAAATCTGAGAAGTTCAGTCATGTCTATAAAAGCCAGGTAGTTTTTATCTTTCAAGAAATCGTAATCAAGTTGACCATGTACGTTGGCAGAAGATAGGTTGATGCATAGTACAGTGCTCTGAAGAGTGAATTTGCATTTTGAATTTGAAATCCTTTTATGAGATTTTCAGGTTCATCTTTCGAATGGTTGTATATGTTAGTTATGATACGAATAAGAATAGTGGGACTTAGAAGTTTTATGTCTGCACCTTTGAGATTGACGATACAACTCTGCGAGTAACCCTTTTCGATACACGCTTGTCTGAGCTGATCGATAATTGGCAGGAGGGTGGAATCGCAAAAATCATCAGCATCATCCACATCGGCCGGCTGTGTCTCTAAGAATAACCGTGTGTTGACATGGATTATAACCTCCTCCTGATTGATTTCAAAAGTGAACCAGTCACACATCTACTTTTTCATTTCAAATTTAAAAATAAAATTGAACGCTTATACTAAAAGATGATCATCCCTGCGGTCATCGATGCTGGCTTCATCACTGCAATATGTTTTTTGTTTGCAATTCTAGTATCAAATTTGATTGACAGAATCTTTCCTGATCTCGACACTCAAAAGTCACGTGCACGACTGCTTACCGAAGCGTCACTCGAGTTTGCATTCATCGGGATGGTTCTTTATACTGCACGCAAATTCATTTCCGAAATACGCATCCCTGGATTTACACTGAATCGTCCTGACGAGATTCGCAGCTTGCCTATACTGGTATTCATTTTCATGTTCTTCCAGAAGAAACTGCAAGCCAAGGTGAATTACATCATCAGTTAAAACCCTGGTATCATCCCCGCAATACACCATGCAACGATCGCCACTGCGAGGAACGTGAAGAAACTAATCATGTAGCTTCGCTTCTTGCCTTCATCCTTCGCCGTGTACGCTTTCGAATACCCGTATGCCATTCCCAATGCGACAACACCCGCCACAAGCGACCCTAAAGAAAACCCGACTTTGATCATCATAGACATTTTTATATTGTATGCACTTATTTTTTGAACCAGAGCGGAATGGTTCAAAAAATAGAAAGCGCTCCCAGCAGGGTTTGAACCTGCGACATTGAGGTGACGCGCGTCGGAGTGCAATCACTCCTTCCTAACAGCCTCACGCTCTACCTACTGAGCTATAGGAGCATATGAACCTTTTAACGACGTGCTCGGGTCGAAGGTTCCAGGGAGATTCGAACTCCCATTACAGGATTTCAGGGGAAGGGACCCTCAGAGTCCTATGTCCTAACCATTAGACGATGGAACCAATAAAAGATTGCTTCCGATGAGTTTCGAACTCATTACCTCTCGCTGATCGGGCGAGCGACTTTCAGTCGCGATCTACTAAGCGAACGCTCTACCAATTGAGCTACGAAAGCGTAAAGTCTGACCTGCCGGAATCGAACCAGCGACCTAAAGATGAATGACCATCCAAAACAGGCTGAATGCCTACAGTCTTTCGCTCTACCAATTGAGCTAAGGTCAGAAAATGCAACCACCGGGACTCGAACCCGGGTTTGAACCTTGGAAGGGTTCTGTCCTACCCTTGGACTATGGATGCAGAGTGTATCAGGTGGGGTTCGAACCCACGCGGTTTGCACCAACAGATCTTGAGACTGTCTCCTTAGACCACTCGGACACTGATACTAGCATGACAAAGAAAAAATACACATTTAACGCACCTTAGACCGACTCTGACGGGGGTCGAACCCGTAACCTCCAGCTTACACTGGGTTTCACCCTAGAAGGCTGGTGCACTATCCGATTGTGCTACAGAGTCAAATGCATCGGACGGGATTTGAACCCGTGTGGTGAAAACACCAACAGATCTTAAGTCTGTCTCCTTGAACCAGGCTCGGACACCGATGCTGCTCCCGGCGAGGATTGAACTCGCGGCTTCTGGTACATAAGACCAACACTCTAACCATCTGAGTTACGAGAGCTTATGTGAGACCAAAGGTCTCGGTTTTTTTAGTTTATGATAATGTGAAAATTCTTTTAGGTGTCACTCTTGTTCTACACCCTGGGCACGACGTCGAATTGTTCCGCTGCCAACACCCTGTGCAAATCACGTGACCACATGGATCAAGGAAGGTGTCAATTTCTTTGTCCATGCAAACAAAGCACTGAAATTTCATAGCCTGTTCTAAATTCGTATTCTCCAAGACATCCTTCATCGCTCGTGCCGTCCCCTTCAGGGAAGCAAGATCATCCTCCAAGTCGTCTATGTTCTCGTCGTGTTCGAATCTTCTGACTAATTGAGTCGCCTCTTCTTTATATGGACCTTCTTCAAAGGTATCTGCGAATTTTTTGAGCGTGTCGAGTTTCTTCTTTTTACTCACGAGCTGCTGTTCTGTCTCACGAATACCCCGTGTTGTCTGTATGTACTCTTTTTGGAATGTATGGAGAGTATTCTTAAACTCGCTCCATTCATTTGGCAATTCAACTTCGGGGACGTCATCAGATGGGGTTTGTTCACGGGTTACAGTCCGGTGGTGTTGAAGACTGTGAAGAAGAGTCCCTACCATCAAGTCAACCGCCGACCCAGCAGCGTCGTCGAGGTAGGCAAATTGCATACTGTGATAGATTAAAATATCTTTATGTATTAACATGGCACCTATTTACGATCTGATCGCTTCCATGACTCTTCTCGCCGGTATCTACTTGTTCATGTTTGGTGCTCAGACGTTTGTCATTAATGACAGGCGGAGACTCCCTCACGAAGCACTCAGAGCCACAACCAGCCTGGTTCTTGGCTTTTTCATTTTTGCTCTGTGGGTGGTGTGGATCGGCAAACCGATGAACAACACAGCAGTGACTGCAGCAGCTGCCGCCAACGTCGGAACCGAGAATCTCGAAGCTCTTCTGAAGAAAATAGGCACAAATTAGGCAAGACCCTTTCCCGAAACGCATCTGGATCTTTAAGGTTAAGCGACTGAATGTACTTGTCAAATTCGTACAGAGACCTAAACTTCATTTTGGAAATCTCACGAACTTTGCGTTCAACTGTAATCTGAATCATCATATCAAGGGCGAGATTCAAGTCAGGCTCGATCCGAAGACATTCCTTCATCAGGTCAGGGCCCTTGAGCGGTGAATCTACCAGAGTTTCCATTTATTTTATACAGGTATAGTAAATGGAAATCTCTATCCACCTTTTCAAATTACTTGCAATCTTTCTCGTGATTCTTCTGTACTCGCAGAGCATTGCACTGTTCACATGGGCGGGTAAGGACAAGACTCGCAACGCCGAGACCATCTCCAATTTCGTCATCGCCACAATGTTACTTGCAGCTGCCATCTTCATGTCTGTTAAAACATACCGTGCTCTATAAATAAATGAAACATCTCATCGGACTGTTCTCGGGTCAGGCGATCAATTTCGTTTCTGATTTGGAATCTAAAATGGAAATTGTAGCTGAGCGATGCAAGTTTACTGTCGTTCACAGAGCATTTCACCAATTTGAACCAGTGGGAGTTACTGGTGTACTTGTTCTAGCCGAGAGTCACTTTTCAGCTCATACCTACCCCGAAGACAACAAGGTTTACCTCGACGTTTTCTGTTGTTCCCCAAATTTTGATCCTAAATTTTGTGCAGAGACGATCGAGGAAGTTTTCAATGGAAAGTTGGCATGGAGTATAGTGGATAGAGGGGAGTCGAGCTAATATTTCAAGATGGAGGCACAACAGTTTGCAGAATATATTGAAGACATCAAAGAAAGTCTGACAGATGCCCAATACAAACATGGTATGGAGATGTGTCAGGCTTTGTTTAAGAAGGAGGCACCGGATGAAAAAATGTACAAGATGACGTACCTGTTCCCAATTGTGTTTTCAGACTTGCACGCATGCTCCGATGAAGAGTGCATGCATGGAAGGTCACTCAACATTGGATTTGAGAAAAAGACGGCCCTGGTGAAACTTAGCGCCGAGCGTGCAGCTGATATTCAAGATCAAAATCTGTTTCTAGGGGATGGGCTTGAAGATTTCATCCAAGAGGATGTGCTTGCGAATCATCAAGAATACGAGGAGGATATCCCACACTTTCAATGGGACACGTTCCCGGTACTGCGCCTTGAATTGTGTGATTAAACTCTTTTGTACATATTCGAATGATGAGCCCCTGGAAGTACAAATGGTACGGGGGCACGATTAACTTTTGTAATCTTATTAAACCCATTTCCAGATGCGTTTCTGACATACATACCACCGTTCGCGTGACGATACACTGTTTGTTGGCTAAGTCTATTCCCATTTCCCTGAACCCATGCCGTATTGACTGGCTTTAATTTCATGGCAAAATTCAAGGCAGCATTTGTTTTGTGCTTCATGTGGGCACCTGCACCAGCTGTCGCCGCAAGGACTAATGTAAGTAAAGCCGCGATACCCATACGTTTCTGCTTCCGCTGCCGCACAACGTGGCGTTCTTTAGCTTCTTTCAATAGTTTTTGATAAGCGTTGGACATTTAATTAAACGCAACATTTTTGTCCGAGCTCCATACGATGTATTCATCCTGGTCTTCATAGTATGACGGATCATCGAGGCGAAACTTTTCGATCCAGACTGGACGACCATTGCCCAATGTTGGAACAAAATCCTTCGCCTCTTCTAATTTCGAAAAGACCCCCAAAACGCACGTCTCAACATCACCTTTGATCATAACGACAAACAAGTCAGGCTTGGTCTTTGAATAGTACGCACCCATTAACCAAAAAGACGGCTGTATCTTTAGATTAGTTTTTTTCGGTGAAGGTAGACCCCTGCAAAAACCGCAACGAGTGTCCACCCAACCAGATGATCGAGTCTATTCATCTTCTGAATCTGTTCATCTGCCAGCTTGTTGTATTCTTTCTGATAACCAGGTGGTTTGAATGGGAGCCATAGATATTGACCAAACGGTACGATCGTCGGACCTAACTTGTTCTGACAGTCGTACGCATAGTCGTACCATGCAAGAGCGATATAAGGGAACCAAATCAGGAACGAAAGAACCCATAGATTCTTGGGAGGAAGGTACCAATACCCGCCAGCAATCAATGTACTGAAGATGACACACTTGATGTTAAACTCAAAGGGGCGACCTGGGAAGATTCCTCCAGCCATTTATATTTCAATTTAAAATTAAAATTCAGTCCCAAGAGTCTTGATCACTCTTGGGCCCGAAGGCCGCCCTTGAGGGCTGATTTCGCAATTTCGCAAAGCGGGACGACGAGACGTCTAGTTGGAGAAGGCCAGACCGCCCATGCCAGACTGGATACGCAGGATGTTGTAGTTCACTGCGAACATCTTCTGCAGATTGTAGTTGGCGTTGGTGGCGGAGGCGGTCTTCAGCCACACAGCAACCTGGGCATTGTCAATGCGAGAGAAGTTGCAAGTGCCGGTTGGCTGGTGCTCCTCTGGCTGCAGAGCGAAGGAGTACACGTAGATGCCGGTGTAGGGGCAGCCGGTGTGGTACAGGTAGGGCTGGTACTGATTGAAGTACTTGCCCAGCTGCTCCTTGAAGCGATCCTGGCCGTTGAGCACCAGCTTGAACTGGTGCAGGGGGCCCACCTCGTAGCCAGTGGTGGCGGTGAAGCTGCGGTCGCCCTCCTCGATCCAGTAGGCGTTGGCAGACACGGCCGAGCCGCTGAAGGTCGTGTTCGTGTTGGAGAACAGGTGGGGAGCGCCCACAACGTGGGGCAGCTGCACGGCACCGCTGGATGCAGTGGCCAGGGGAGACACGGTCACGTTCACGTTGGCAGTGCCGGTGGAGAAGTTCCACATGGCGTTCAGGTTGGTGGTTGCCGAGGTGGAGGGATTCTGGTAGCACCAGATCAGCTCCTTCACTGGGTGGTTGAAGGACAGACGGACCAGGGAAGAGCTGGTCTCGCTGGAGCTGGAGATGGTGTCACCGCCGGTGTGCTGCACCTGCTCGATCAGGTACTCGTGACCCTTCTGGGCGAAGCGCCGGCGCTCCTCAGTGTCCAGGTACACGTAGTTGGCCCACACCTCCACGGCGTTGCTGCCGAAGTAGCTGGCGTAGTAGTTGGTCAGGTCGAAGTCCAGGCGCACCTCGTGGTACTGCAGAGCAATCAGTGGCAGGTACAGGCCTGGGTTGCGGTTGAAGAAGAACAGCAGAGGCAGGTACACGCGGGGAGCACCGGTGCTGGTGGTGGTCAGGGCAGATGCGGAGGTCATCTTGCCGTAGTTGATCTTGTCGCTCTCGCCCAGGAACACCTCGGCGTACAGACGGAACCAGGCCTGGTAGTGCTTGTCAATGCGCTGACCGCCGATCGTCAGCTCAACGGCTGCGATGGCACGCTCCGCCAGCCAGCAGGTGTCGAAACCGCTGTTGTTGGAGGTCAGGTTGGACGAGCCGAAAGAGGCTGGGGTCAGGGCCACATACATGTTGCCGACCAGATCGCCGTTGCGGGCAATCGTCACGGACACGCGGCCGCTGGAGCCAGCGGAGCCGTTCACGGTCTGCTGGATGTTCTCCATGGCAAAGTTAGTGTGGCGCTTGTACACCGCCTGGAAGAAGGTAACCTTGGGCTGCCCAGTCAGGTACACATCCTGGGCGCCGTAAGCAACGAGCTGCATAAGTCCACCGGCCATTTTGTACTATACCCCAAGAAAAAAATTTGGCTTGATTCTTACGCTTGACCGCGCCCCACTGGAGTATCGATTTTCTCAATCAAAATAAAATGTCTTCCCGCCCCCCTGCACCAACCCCCGAGCCTGAGATCCCAGAAGATGAGGATGAGATGGACATTGACGAGGATGAGATTGACCTGGACGATGGCGGTGTCGATTTACTCGAGGCCCTGGGGTCCATGCTGACGACCGAGGAGGGTGATACCCTGGCCACTGCCCTGGTCAGTCTGAAGGATGCCACCGAGCGGATTGCCACCAGCCTGGAAATGCAGAACAAAATTCTGGTTAAAATTCTGTCGGCAATGAAGCCAGCTGTTGTTGTCGCCGACTCCACTTAAAAAATCGTACACTTAGTTAGTAAACAATGGGGGATGAGCCGATGATCATTGAACGTGAACTTACTCTCGAACATGCTGAAGAGATTCGGAACACGAATAACAATCTGATTATCGGCACATGGTCCCCCGAAGATATTGAGAACGAGCTCACCACTCGCGAGAATGAACTCAATCTCAAGGCGACCCAAAATTTCGTCGTCCCTGAGATTGCCTGGCGACACGTGCTCATTCCACCAACTCAACAAAAGGATAATGACGGGTACCCTATGAATTTTGACCCAAAACAGCTCGACGGACAGGTGCGTCAACGTCGGGACCGGTTTTATAACATGTGCCGTGCAATGCGTGCACGTGCCGTTGCCCTGTGCATCCAGAACAAGAAGAGTTATGACGTCAACATGAATGAAATGATTGTGGCGAGTCGAATTGCCCGTCTAGTCCGTCTATGGCGAAACATGTACGACCAGTTTGACGGCTGGATTGACAATTACTGCGTGTACAACTTTCCAACCAATGCAGACTATGTCGAACCCTGCCCGGAATTTGACGACAAAAAATCGAGTTATCAGGAAATCCTATTGTATCTGTTCAATGAGGCCTACAAGGCGGGATATCGCCGGTACAAAGATCAATGCTGTGTTCAGATTGGAAATACTCGCGCCTGGAAGCCAGTCATGGAAATCAAAGACTTTGTCTACGACGCGACCCAGAAAGAGACGCAGTACGATATGTGGAAGAATCTGACATCCAAGGGTAGCTTGGTCTATGACGTCATCAAGCATATGACATCATGCAAGGATTACCAGTTTCCGGAGATTAAGAAGAATCGCAATGTATGGTCATTTGCAAATGGACTCTTGGTTGGGAAAAACTGGGATGAGGCAACTCGTCAGTACGTGATCAAGTTTTACGACTACCGCAGTCCTGAATTTGCAGCTCTCGACGGCACAATTGTTAGCTCCAAGTATTTTGATCAGCCGTTCAGTCCATACACCGAAATTCACGACTGGTACCATATTCCAACTCCTCATATGCAAAAGATTCTCGACTATCAGAATCTGCCAGAGGATGTGTGTCGGTGGATGTATGTGTTTTGTGGACGGTTGTGCTTTGACGTGAATGATCTCGACGGGTGGCAGGTGATTCCCTTCATCAAGGGTATTGCTCGGTCGGGCAAGTCTACAATTATCACCAAGGTGTGCAAAAAGTTTTACGAGTCGGAGGATGTAAAGATTCTGTCAAACAACATCGAGAAGAAGTTTGGTCTCGATTCGATCCACGAAGGTTTTATGTTCATCAGTCCGGAGGTCAAGGGTGATCTTCAGCTTGAGCAGGCAGAGTTTCAATCGCTTGTTTCTGGTGAGGATCTTTCGATTGCACGCAAGTTCAAGGCGGCCAAGAGTCTTCAGTGGACGACACCCGGTATGCTAGGTGGAAACGAGGTGCCGAGTTGGAAGGACAATTCGGGGTCGATTCTGCGTCGTATCGTTCCTTGGAACTTTGGCAAGCAGGTGATGGAGGCGGATCCGCATCTCGATCAGAAGCTCGATTCGGAAATTCCTGCGATTTTGTGCAAGTGCGTTCGGGCGTACCTCGATTACGCTGCCAAGTACTCCGACAAGGACATTTGGAACGTTCTGCCACAGTACTTCAAGACGATCCAGAGCCAGGTGGCGATGGTGACCAATACTCTTCAGCACTTTCTCGCGTCGGAAAAGGTGGTTTACGGCCCAGACAAATGCTGTCCTCAGCGGTTGTTCATCAGTGTCTATACAGCTCACTGCCAAGAGAACAACCTGGGCAAGCCGAAATTCAACCAGGACGTGTATGCAGGGCCCTTCAGTTCGCGCGAACTCGAGGTGCGGAACGACACGCGCACGTACAACGGAACGGCTTATGCGGCACAGCCTTTCATCTTTGGTCTCGATATCGTCTCCACCAATAATATTGTTGATACGTATTAATATGAATTGGCTGCCTAAAGCTCCAAGTAGTTTACCATGGCTTCCAGAGTCTCCAAAGAAAGCCAAGTCCCCCTCCCCAAATAAGGCCAAATCCAAGTCCCCCTCCCCAAACAAGGCCAAGAAAGCAAACACCCCTCGCACCGCGGCATTGCGCAAGGTTATCATGCGTAAAAAGGGGGTTGTATTTGTGAATCGTGTAGGTACAGAATACGCACTGACAAAACCCGAAGTGACGTGGAGCTCAACGTCAACATCTGTAAATAAGCCAGTCGATTTGTCGGTGTTTACGAGTAAGATGGCACACCTCAAAGACAGATACATGGTCACAGAAATTGAAGGGTTTCAATCGGCTGGTACAAAACAGCCACACTTTCGTGAGACTTTGAACAAACCCGCCGTCGGTAAAATCGATTCAACGGTTTCATTCGTTAAAATAAATATGGTTTTTCTAAATCCTGATCAAGTGGCGAGTGTTCGTGTATTCAAGTCGGGTAAAATTGTAATTTACTCAAACGGATTATGGCAGAGAGTGACACGTGTTTTGGCCGCAAATTACCTTCCCGATACGATGAAGGAGATGATTGATAACGCCGGAACTACAAATTATCAGACTAAATTTTATTGTGATCACAATATTGACACGCAAATCGTATACATGGCAATTGATAAGAAAAAGACGCCTTCATTCAAACTTACAGATGCATCTGACATTGATTCGTACATCCAAAAACAGAAGAAGCAGTTTCCCAAATGGAATCCTTTTCCCGGACAAAAGGCGCCATCGCCCCCCTCACCATCTCCAACTATGAACGTAAAGGGTTTTGGCAAGACGAAGGTGTCAATCTCGACAAAAACTGAGCCAGAGACGGTATTCAATGTTTTTGCAAATGGAACTGTCGTTGTAATGAAATCAGCGAGTGTACGTGAAGGTGTCGATGCATTCAAAATGCTCGCTCGTCAGGTGGGTGTAGATATGTTCCGATTTGGTGCCAAGACTGCACCTGCACCCAAACTCAACATGGCAGCCTACATAGCAAACTACCGATATGATTTGGCCCCAAGTTGGAATGCATCCAAGGCGGGATTCTATGTGCGCCCAGGTCCGGATGGCAAACCGCGATTCTATGAACTCAGCAAGAATCCCAAATTTCAAAAAGCCAAGACAATCCGGGCATATCTGGATGCAAAGGTGAATATTCCTGCAAATACTAAAACTAAATTAGGAATTACAAATGCCAACGTTGCAGCTGTTCGCAACAAGTCACCTACGGTAGGTCGTCCATCCGGATGGAACAATCAAAGCCGAAACGGCTATTACGTCAAACCAAACAAATCTGGAAACCCTCAGTGGTATCAAATTCCAAAATCAAAATCAACTACAAAAAACACGGTGATTGAAGCATACGGTCGGCATGCAGTTCCCATCCCTCAACACATTCGCAATCTCTTCAAGATTGGTAATAACGTGAAGAATGTATCAGTCGCAGGTCCGAGTATTACAAAAAAGATGACCAAGAAGCAGTTGATGAACATAGCCGTCATGGAAAACATTCCCCATGTGACGGAAAAAATGAAGGTTTCGGAGATGAAACACATTCTCGAGAAGAAGCTGTCTCCGCAGAACAAGTCAGTCGATGTGATTGTAAATGGTGTAAAACACACCTTCTTAGCGAATGGCAGTGTAAGACGCGTCTATACCAACAAGGCGTCTCGGACACGCAAGTTTGATACGCTCAAAGCAAATGAGCAGGATGCAATTGCACGTGCGTACATGTCATCAAGACGCTACGAAGAGTACAAAAAGGTGGCGCGCAAGGACAAGTTTAAGTTTCTTAAAAATTTAAAGAACAAGGGTGCGAAGCATTCACCCCGGTCTCCGGGTTCCACCCCTGGGTCCGCAAGCCTGAACAATTTCGCAAAGAACATGGAGCAGACTCTTAAGAAGAGTCCAAGCCCGAATTGGGTAAATATGCCTAAAGTTTAAACACATTTCATGACATCAAACACCTTGTAAATAAGGTTAAATGCCTCGTCGCGCGTCTGCAGTCTTGAAGGCTCGATAATCTCCATCTCAATCTGGTACCTCGTATCTTCGTCGTCGTCGGGATCGTCGGGGGTGCCCTGAATCTTGGACATGTCGATTGACAGGTTCTTCCGTACAAAAGACCACCTCTCCTTGGTCTTTTGCTCGGTCGCCGTTTCGCCGTCATACTCAAACGGCGTCTCGCTCGAAACACCAAGACGCACGTCAAACGGAAGCCCGTTTAGTGCAAAATCGTCCACGTAGAGTCTCTGCTTGATGACAGAATCACGCTCGTCCGTCTCTTCGTTAATCTGCAGTCGCTTGCCTTCGTCAAAATAGTACACGTCAAACTTGTCGTGACGCTTCGATTCCCACCCCTGGTATTTTTCGAGCGCCTTGAGACACTTTGAAAACGTCTCACCGCCGACATTCGTGTCAAAATTGTTCCCAGACCTCCGTCCGAACCGAATTTCAATTTCGGTATTTGGTGAATTTTTGAACCTGTCCAGAACCGGCTCCCACTGGTGAAAAAGTTCGTATTCCATTAAAGTTTAAAATACCCGAATCTCTAAGAGGATGAGAGGTCTTGCAAATCTCGGAAACACGTGCTATTTCAATACTGCAATTCAATGTCTTGCACACGTTCCGTCGCTTTCAAAACACCTTTTTCTGAATGACTATAAAGGAACGTGTGCACTGACAAAAGAGTACCAGAAGGTTGCCCGGCAACTCTTTTTGTCTGGCAAGTCTGATCCTATCACCCCTGATAAATTACTAAACGAATTCAGAACAAAATTTTCTTCGTTTGCCGATGGTGGTCAACACGACGCCCAAGAAGTGATTGTATGTATGATTGATATATTCGAAAAGTCACTCGGTAAAGATCTCATTCAGGGTATTTTCAACGGTACAGAAGTCCAAGAGACTGTTTACCCCGGTGGAAAGTCACTGAAGGAGGAGATGTTCACCACATTAATTTTGGATATAAATTCAAATTCCAATTTAAAAACTCTTCTTGAGGAGAGATGGAAACATGCTGGAATTTCCGATTACCAAGATGATACCGGACGGAGACATCGAGTGGCGGCTGTCGGAAGGAAAGTCACCAAGTGGCCCAAGGTGATTGGGTTTACGTTTTCCATGTACGATTCTAAATTTCAGGTTGAAATTCCTCAAGAGTTTGAGGGTCGGCATCTCTTTGCCGTCGTGCTTCACGCTGGAATCCGGTGGGGTGGTCATTATGCACTCGCTGTGAAGCGCTACGGAAAGTGGTTCATCAAAGATGATGACACCGTGACTGAACTTTCAGAACCACCTTCGAAGGGCCCTTTTTATATGGCTTGGTACCGGCCTTGACATATAAGGTGCACAGCTCGCACGCATTGTAAATCCCTTGATGGTTCCACGCATACACGCCATCTTTGAAAATTTACGAGGCAAATTAAAAATCTTCTTGTCCCAAGACCTGACGCATTTCTTGTTGTTAGGACCCGCTTGAAGACAGCTTTTCATTAATTTATTCACAGTTAATTTTCTAGGAGACTCTTCAAAAAGGCGATGTTCGCTGCTGCTGTATTACCACCTGCATTCTGTTTTCTGATGATCAGTTGAGGGATGGTGACAACTGGGAACCCCTGCACTCGTGTGACTGTGTTATTTCCAAATGTCGGTCCTAAACCTCCCCCAGCAACGAGTAGATCAATGTGTTTGTTTCCCTTGTTCATAGTTACTTTTCTAATCTTCTTCTTTCCCTGAAGAGGTGTCGCGCTTGATCGCCGGTATCCTAAAACGGCCAATTCATGCACAAATGCAGGAAGACTGTTTGCATTCACGAGAATGTCAATGTCATTTGGAGGCCGACTCGTACGACCGACTTTGTTGGCATGGATTTTCATCGCTTGACTTCCTGTAAAGGCCCACCGGCGATTAGTATTGTTCAAAATATTCTTGAGTGCGTTGACTGTGAGGGGGCCACGGGCAACGGGACTGCCCGGGGGACTTGATGGAGGAGTATTCATTTGTATTACACGAGATAAAACTCTTCGAGCGCGATGTTTTCCCGCAGGTTTGTGCACGTGTTGTAATATGTTCTCCGGTTATTCGGGTGATTCTTGTCTGGGCGAGTCTTTTCAACAAACCATCCGAGAGACCCATATCCACATTCAACAATCGTCCCATCGGGAATATCGGGTCGCTGGTTCTGGATGTGTAGATCGGCCTCGAAGTACGGAACCCCCCTTTCTTGTACGTAAAGCTGTTTACCCCCGCGAATGTCAAAATCAATAGTGATACGCGCAAGTGGTTTCCACTTGAACATCGTCTCGTGTGTACCCATGCGAATCGGCTCATTGATTGGTGTAAATACGAGACCATCTGTCTCGTACTCGAATGAGTCGAGTGGCTTTAGTTGGGAAATTCGCTCAAGCTCAATCATCTCCTTGACGCGCATCTCGAAAGCATCTTTACGAGACTTGATAACTGTTTTCACTGCCTGAACCGCAAAACCCAAACGTGTTGACAGGGGCTCATTCATGAGGTCCACCCCCTTGACACGAACTGCATCATGAATCACAAATAACTTACGTCCATCTTTGGTCACGACGAGCTCACCGTCAAGTAGCGTATCTTTGGGAAAGCCGGCAAAAGAAATCTGCTCAACTGCAAAACTGCGATTGACCAAGAAAACCTCCTTTGATCCAGGAGGGCACAATAAAAAATAACGCACGCCATCCGTCTTTTCACACACAACGTACGGTTGTCGCCTTAGCAGTGGAAAGTGTCGACGCTCGATGGATACGGGTTGGGGACCTGGAAATCTATTCACATCTGTAGATTTCCACGCCTCCTGGATGTACATTTGACAAACAGAGATGTGTTTCATATTCATTTTTTGAGATATATTATTCGGAGTTCATACTTTTAAGTCGATTACAAAACTAAGGATTCACTTGAACTCCTGAAGCCTCGAGGATATTTCCGAGACACTCGTGGATGTAATGGCAGATGACCGTTGCCGTACTCAGTACTCCGATCTTAATCCCTTCCTTCCGCAGAGTATCAAACAAGGCTTGATTGTTGTGAAGTGGCAGCACGATGGGCACCTTCCCACCCCGAATCTTTTTGTCAACAGGTTTGGCATCCATCGCCCACACGCGTGCCGAAGTCTGTAGACAATCATATACACCCGGTCCCAGTGATCGACCTACTATCGTGTCAAACTCCAAACCACGCTGATGAGCGGGCTCTTTGGAACCCGCCTTGGTACGCTTTACAAAGCGATCCCAATTGATACCCTCTTTGACAGATGGGAAAACGAGAACGTTGAGCCCATAGTCAAAATCATCCAAAGCTTTGTTGATCGAGTCGGCGTCGATATTCGTACCGTACTCCATCCAGATAATTCGCTCACCACCCTTGATAATCTTGGGAAGTGTCGACTTGTCAGCGACGAAATGAATGTCAAGATGCTTCTGTCGAACCATACACCCCATGTGAATATTCATCATAGTGTGTAGAGTTGTCGCGCTTATCGACTTGTTACGAGTCTCGGCAATGACATGCACAACAGACATTTATTATTTAAACAACCGTATCTTTAAGTCGATCTTCGAGCACGCCATGAAACCGGATATTCCCGACATGTCCTAGAACAGTCTGTACATCGGCGTAAATCTTGCCTCCCATTTGCTGCCAGCGACGACAGAATGCATAGTCCTCGGACAGATAACGACGCGTCTCAGGATCAATCATACAATCAAACACAGCACAGTACTGGTCGAGATCTTTGTTTTGGTGATCGTTGACACAGTTGAGCTGTGGATACTTTTCAAACATCTTGGTGAACACGTCACGCTTGACCACCATGAATCCAGTTGGCCCATCGAGCACCTCGACAAATCCATTCACAACGGGGCTATTCTGGTACTTGAAATTCATGACTAGAGACGACGAGACGCGGTCCAGGTCACGACCGTCACCCTTCAGGACCGAATCCTCTGCCTGGTTGAACATGACGCACTTCTTGGGGTAACACGCTACTGAAATGTCATGGTCCGACTTTACAAGCCGAATCACCGATTCCGGATCAAAGTGGATGTCGGCATCGATAAACATGAAATGGGTCGCTTGCGTTTTCTGGTAAAACCGCGCCACTGCCAGATTACGTGCACGGTGCACCAGGGACTCATTTTCCGTCGTGTCGAGCATCATATGAATACCATTGGCAGCCGCAGTTCTCTGCAGACGCAGAATAGACTCGGCATACTGCTGCAGACATACACCTCCATAACAGGGTGTACTCACAAAAAGCACAATCTGACTCATTGAGTGAACAGTACACAAGTCTTTTATCTAAGTTATTAGTAAATGAGCTTGAAGTGGGAGTGGATCCTTAAAAATAGAAATGCGAAATGGAGGCCGGAATATGTCTCCAATGAGAATGCGCGTCAGATTTCGAAGGTAATATCGACCTTGCGTGAAAAATACAGAAAGGCGCCTAATAGGTCAGAGGAGGAACGTGCTATTGCTAAATACTTCAACACGGTGTATTCGAACTGGAGTAATGAAATGGAAAAAGCAAACGAAGCGAAACGAGCAAAAACTACAAACTTTGTAAAAACCGTAATTTCTCTGAAACGTACCGGAAATACAAAGGCACTTGCGGCATTTCTCAATTCATTCAATCAGAAACCTCAACGTGTCATTCGTCCCCCACCCCCTCAACGTTCGGGGAAAAGTCGAAACACATCAAGTCCCCTAAAATACATGATGGCACTAAAGGCCAAGTCTGCGAAACAGAATATCATAAATAAAATCCGAGCTCTTGAAATACAACGTAATGCGATCGAAGCTCAGCTGAACAACTTACGTAGAGAACAGTTAGCGCTATTCCCTTCAAATGAAAATTTAAATGCAAAATTATACAAATCACGACCTCTCAATTGACGCATTTCTTTGTTTAAATTCACACAGAAAGTTCAGACTTTACAATCGACTCAATTTTAGTCAAGGTTGGCCCCGACACATCGCAAATCTTGCAAATTTCCGCTTTGCTCACAGGAAATCCCATCTTTGCGAGCATGACGTACATGACCGCGCACGCCACCGCCTTTGGTGTCCGGCCCATCAACTTGACCGATTCGTCGAGTGATTTGCATGCTTGGATAATCTTCATCTTAACGCGTCCGCGATGCTCACCCGGTACAGTCGTAACCGCATTGAAAAAGCGCCCGATGAGATCGGCGGGTCCGATGACATGCACCTCCTTCTCTGGATTTTGCTTCTGGTAGAGCTCGAATGTACGGCTAATATCGCGTGCCGGAATATTAAAAGCATCTGCAATTTCCTGTGTCGTACGTGCAACACCGTGTTCACGGCACGCCTGAAAAATACAGTTCGCTTTGATACCGTTCCGAACCGCGCCACGTGTGAGCACGTTCTGATTGAACGTGCGATACTTGATTTTGGCATCGTACATAATGCTCGTCGGAAGATTCAGTATGGTTATGCCGATCCGGTCCATTTCATTGTATGCGTGCCACAGGCTACGGTCTTTGTGATTGACGTTCGATTGGAGCTGCCGCATGAGGAGTGACCCGATATTTCGCTTTGTTGACCATTGTTTTTTAATCAATGTGCCCATGTTCCACGCCTGTGAAAAGTGATCAAGGTTTTCAGGAGCACCTACACGGCACGGATCACCTCCTTCGTGGTCAGCTCCGGTCCGCCACTCGGGTTCTTGTGAGATGAACGTATCGTCGACAACCCCACAAATAGTACACGTCGGAAGATCAATCGACATACCATGTTCGTCAAAACCCGACGCCTTCACGCCTCCGCAAAAACGACAAAAGTATTCTTCGTCAACTTCAAACAGTCTGGCATTTTGTTCAGACCTGAGTTGCTTGAGTTGGTCAAATACAGACCATGACTGCTCAACCTCCATTTTGATTTAAAGTTACGTCATCTGCGCTCAATAATCGATAACAAAACCTTTTTTTCTACTAATGAGCAGTGCACCTCCAGTTGTCGATCCCTCTCGTGTTCGCATCCAGGAGGCAGTTGCCACCTCCCCTTTTAACCTGTTCAACATTGTTGCAATTGCACTGATCATTGGAATTGGCTTTTACCTGTACAAGCGATTCATGACCAAGGCGACCCCCCAGCGCCGTTTCCCTTTGATGCAGGCGGTCAGTACCAAGCCAGTCGAGCCTGTTGCTGCCCCTGTCTCAGAGGACGAGGTTCCCGAGGCTCCAGTCGAAGAGGAGACTAAGGAGGAGTGAGAGCTTTCTTCATCATTTGTATCGTCTTGGGTTTGAGTTTTCGTAGAGGAGACAGATGATTTAGTACGTCAATGTCTTTTGGTTCGAGTTTGTACTCTTTGAGAATGTCGTACCGGCCCGCTTCTGCCATAGTCCGCAGCAACAGCAAAGTTTCGGTATCGAGGTGGTAAAATGGAACCCTATCTGTAATACATTTAAGTCGTTTTTCACGCATACACATATTCTGGTGTTTGGTCCATGAACTTCCCGGACGCATCTTGTCCGGATTTAATCTATGACCAATCTCCATTGCAGGTATAATACATCCAAAAAGACTATAATACGGTAGAAGTTGCCAATCACCTTCGTATAATTTACTTTCAAAAATGTCAGCCATACTCATTTCAGAAGCAATTAGCGCCAGATCGGCTCCTCGAGCATCAGGGTAATTTTCCTGTAAAATTGAAACCATGTTTCCTGGTTCTTGTACATGATGATTCAGGTAGTGTACGGGATTTTTAGTCGAACCTTTGGCTACAAGGCTAGTCACAAATTCACGAGTTGACAAGAAAGTATCCTGGTCATCCGATTTCATCTTAAGACTCTTGAGAACTTGCCGAATGTCCCCCTTCGACTTGTGAATAACTTCATCCGAGGCTTCGGGTGCAATTTTCTTGAGCTGGTCGAATGTAGGTACTGGAAATTCATACGTCACAATTTCAAATTCAAATTTAGATTCGATTGGTATTTGTGACACGATGATAAATTGACCCTTTGATGGTGGCCCCGTTATTTCACGGATACCAATCAAGTCACACATTGTCTCGAATTCGTCCAGTATAACCGGTGTGTCGGTCGACTCGAGGCGTTCTAAAAAGTCAATAGTACTCTGTTTGCCTCGTAGGATGTCAGCTGTCAACTCGATAAAATTTTTACCAAACGCGTCATGCACAGCCCACGTTTTACCGATACCCGTTTTACCCAAGACACAGACACACCGACCCAGGTCGCTAAAACGGTTATTAATTTTTGGTAGTCTCTTTTTAATAAACCGATCCATGACGACACCAGATGAGGATGAATCTATAAGCCGGCAAATCTTAAATATAGTTCTCGAAAACAAATTCATAACTACATTTGCGGGTGGGTGGGTCATATTCAATATCTTAATTCTCGCCCTGTTAATTTATATCTCTATTAAAATTAGCTTGAAATGAAGCCTGTCATCATTGTCAGACGGGCGCGTTGGCCGCATAAATTTCGCGCCGAATTTCCAGACGGCAAGGGGGTCAACTTTGGTTTGAGCGGGTACTCAGACTACACCCTGCACAAGGATCACGCACGCATGCTTCGATATCTTACACGTCATCGTAAGCGCGAGGCATGGGGCCCGTCAGGAAAATACTCAGCAGGGTTCTGGTCCAGATGGCTTCTTTGGTCCAAGCCCAGTCTAAGGGCGGCAGCCAAAGAAACTGAAAAAGCACTTGGGTACAAATTCAGAATAAAATTGTCAGTCTAAAGTAAATGCCTAGCAAGGCTGTCGCGGGTATTGTTGCCGTAGTTGGTCTGGCTATTATGATTGGAACTGCTGTACCTCTGAGTCAGGAGCTTAAAAAGGCTGCAAAGGATCAGAGTGCAAGCAGAAAAAATGGTCTTATTGCAGGTGTTGTGATTGGCACTCTTATGATCGTCGCCGGTATCATCATGTTTGCCATGTCGTCAATGGGTGGGGCTGGCGCGAATGCTAATGTTGGTGGTGGAGGGGGTAACAGTAAGAATACTGCCGCGGCTGCAGCCATTGTAGCTCAAGATCCACTGAACATTGCTGCTAATGCAGCCGGACAAACTGAGATAAAAGCGGCCGTGAATGCCCAGGCGGCAGAGAATCTTGTTGAAAAGGCGTCAAATGCAAAGAAGCAACTTGCACAACTTAAGGGTATATTTGCATCAATGAAAGCTAAGTAAATTAAAAGTTAGCCTGCTGACTCACAGTCGCTGACAGCGTGCGAAACGCGTCAGGTGTATGGTTCACGTCGTAATTCATCGTCGTACGGGAGTCGATTCCGAGAGCACCCGCTTCGGCAAACGCATCCTGATTCGCTCCTAGGTATACAAAAGTCCAGCCCTCACTGGTCTTTTGCTCCACCATCTCCTTGACTCCCGCCTTGTTAAACTTGTGCGAGCCATTCTCCTGACCGTCTGTGAAAATGACTACAATCGGTGGCTCATTCACTGGACTACTCTTAAGAGCCTCACCGATCGTATCCAGAAGGTGCGTCGAACCACGAGGCTGAAACGTCTCGCGTGTCAGAGGGGGGACTTCAGAGAGTGGCTTGTTCGTGTACGAGACGAGAACTTCGTGATCAAATTGCCAAAGAGTCATCAGTGCATCTGGATTGAGGCTACACTGATCACTCACGAATGCATTAAAACCGCCAATTGTGTCGTCACGAGTCGTCTCCATCGAACCAGAACGATCAAGCAGGAAGAAGATCGGAGGAGCCATGCTGTCTTGTTGTTACAGGACCATACTTCTTTATGTAAAAATAAAATCCTCAGGACAAGTACCTCTGGATGGTGGGGGTTGGAGTTCTTCAGGAACTCCTCAGAACACACAAACCTTCTGACTCCTTTTACGTATATAACCTGAATGTACTTACACAAGCTTACGAGGAGTGGAAGAAGGCTTTCCCGACTGTAACTCCATACTATGCCGTAAAGTGCAATCCTGACGAGACACTCGTGGGTCACCTTGCCAAGCTCGGTGCATCATTCGACTGTGCCACGCCCGCTGAGTTTAATTTAGTTTTGAATTTAGGAGTAGAACCGGAAAGGATTATTTACGCCAATCCGTGCAAGAGACCTGAGGATATCAGGCTCGCGCAACTAAAGAATGTAAAGCGGACCACGTTTGATAGCGTGTGCGAGCTCCAAAAAATAGCACTCGAGCACGGCACCATGGATGTCATCTTGCGCATTCGTGCAGATGACCCTCAAGCCCGGTGCAATTTGGGGAATAAATACGGCGCCGAAGAGAAGGATTGGCCCGTATTACTTGGCATGTGTTCACGCCTAAGCCTGAACCTTGTGGGAATTTCATTTCACGTAGGATCAATGGCTAAAAGTGCGGGAGCATTTGTTGAGGCACTTGTCAAGGCACGACGGGCGGTCGACTTGGCAGAACAACATGGTTTTAAACCACGGATAATAGATATTGGAGGGGGGTTCTCTTCGGACCACGTATTCGATCTTGGCCCCATACCATCCATGATTAATCAATCTCTCAATGAAAATTTTAATTCTGAATTCAAATTCATCGCGGAACCTGGCAGATATTTTGCCGAACATGTGGCAACTCTTCTCACCCCCGTCATTGGGGTGAAGGGTGATGGTATCACAATCAGTGAATCACTGTATGGTGCATTCAACTGCATCCTCTTCGACCACGCCAAGCCTGAATTTTATATTCTCAATTCAGAACCAAATCCTGAAACAAAAATCGTGACCATGTTCGGATCGACATGTGACGGAGGTGACACAATTTACAAAGAATGCGAAGTTCCAGTATCAATTTCATTTGGAAATTGGATCGTCTGGCCAAGAATGGGTGCCTATACAAGTGCAGCAACCACACGATTCAATGGTATTCCTTTTGACACGCGTCAGAAAATCTATCTAGGAATCGGGACCCCAAAAGTTCTTTAGAGTACCCGGTACAAATTTTGTTTTTGAATTTGGAATCAAAATTGGTGAAGTCACTGGCATAAAAGGTACTTCGTCCACTTGAACACTGACGCTTTTTTTCGGATACCATCTCGCCTTTGCGTAAAAAAAGCCAACAAAGAACCCTACGACAAATTCTTGAATCATATTATATAGTAATATTGTTTAAATCCTTATCAATAAGTAATCTCATTCGTTTATTCAGAAAAGGTTTAACAATGATTATGACAAGCTCCACGATAGGGGATGGATTTGTGATTATAATCTTTCTGAGGCGTTCCGAATATTTCGTTGATATGAGTCGGGCTAAGCTTATGGCAACGTCAATTTCGAACATGTGTTTGGCAGAAAATCCGTCAGCGTCAAAAATCCATATCCAGTCACCTGATATTTGTGAAAGAACATTGTCGTAGTGGAATAAGATACCGTCACGGTCCCAGTACCGAGATGCATCTGCTGGTTTTGTATACATCACGACTGTACCATTTTCCAAGTTTTCAAGTCGTCTCAATGAATGACTTGTCGGATCATTTGCACACACAGGGCACTCCATTATTTTATTATGTACAATATAATGAACAACATTGTACAACAATCGACAAATCTTAGTATTATCACACAGGCACTAGTAGGATTATATACCACACAAGTTTTAAACATTCCCGATCCAAAATTACTAGCGGACGTTGTCCGACTTGAACTTTTTGTGACTGCAATACAATTTACATTTTACACGACACTCATCCGTAATCATGCGTTAGACACTATGGCAATCACTCGATATTACGATTGGTCAATCACGACACCCTTAATGCTCATTAGTCTGTCTTCGTATCTGATTTACAAAAAAGGAATCTCACCTGAAGGTGGTATAGTTGAGGTTATTCAAAAGTATAAATCACAGGTGACACGAATCGTGATATTCAATGCAATCATGCTGATGGCGGGTTATTTGGGAGAAATTGGATATATATCACGCGAGTCTGCATTCATTATCGGCACGATCGCTTTCATGACGACATTCAGAATAATTTACAAAGAAATGGGTGGAGCTGGAAGTGGTATTTTCAATATGGTAGCTGTGGTATGGGGGTTGTACGGAGTGGGATATATGTTACCGAACGTCCAGAAGAACTTAATGTATAACGGGCTCGATCTTATATCGAAAAACTTTTTTGCAATTATACTCACAAACGAAATCAAAAAATATCATCAATGATACCCCATTCCAGGCACTGGTCCGCATTCATGTACACGTCACGCTTGAGAATGTCCTCGAGCTTCTCCTCAGGGATGTCCGTCTCCTTGATGTAAATCTCACGGAACCGATCCATAAACTGTTGGAGGTTTGCAAGCTGATCCTTGAAATCCTCAAACTTACCCCATGTCCCATCCATATTGAGCTGATGGATCATGATGTACGAATTGCGCGTCATGTAACGCGTCCGACCACCGAGCAAAATGAATGTGGCTGCCGACGCGCATACGCCATCTGCAATTGTCCGAATCTTGACACGATGCATACTACGAATACAATCCATCGCACTGAGGCCCGCGTGAATATCACCCCCGTCACTCCGGATGAAGATGCGAATCTCTGGTCGTTTGTGGATACCAAGGTCGAGGTACTTGTGGAGCAGCTCATTTTCAAGCTTCTTGAGCTTCATGTTGAGCTCCAGAACCGTCTCCTCGCACACCTCACAATGGAAATAGACGTCCGAACCCTGAACTTTTACAAACGAGATGTCCTCACACTGGCATTGCTGCTGCTCGTTCATTTTCAAAATGGGAATTAAAATCTTTAGCTATCCTCTTTCCGTCCTACAAAGTAATCCTTCAAGTCTTTCTCTAAACGCATTCCATCACCTGTCAACTGGATTACTCCTTCTTTTGTAAGACTAAGATCTTTCAATGGATCGAATTGGTGTTTTGTGAGAATTTCCCAGCGTTCCCTGTACTTGCGATCTTCGAGACGACCGTGCCATTCATGGAGGATGGTGCCGTCGATATTTCCGAGTCTAAAATTTTTACATTTCGCCTGAAATTCGAGTAGAAGACGTATGTAATTAGGATGGATATTCCCCGGGCGTGAGTTTTCAACCCGGCCGATCCACGCGAGCGCCATGTGTCGATCTGCTGAACCCAAAATAGCCCAATCGAGTAGACACCCCATCTTCACCCACGAGGCACGCGTACACGCCCACGCATAGCCTGGATGCCAAAAACCATACTTGTCTGATGAAGTGTACGGTGTACCGCTTCGAGAATACATGTATCCGAATGATTTGTCGGTTTTCATCGCTTCGCCACGTGGACCCATGTTAACCACCGTATGGAACAACTGGACAATGTCGCAGTACTCGAGAGCTTCTTTGGTATCCCGTACCCAATTTTCATTCAAAAATAAAATATCGGCATCGATCCATGCAATATACTTCCAGGTTGGAGGAAGATATGTAGATGCTCTGTTGATGATATTCTCTTTGAGCCACATTTGACACTTTGTCGTCGTTTTGATATGCTTCCATACTGGGAGTTTGGGCAATGGAGCCGGTCCAATGACTTCGGACACGACAAACCGAACACCTTTTAGACTTTTGTTACGTTCGATGAAATCAAGAAAGAGCCGGCGCCGGCTCTTAAATCCACAAAAGTTAAAATATGGTAAGATGACGTAGAGGAATTCATCGTCCCCTGATAAACACCTCATCTACTACTCACGTACATAAATTTGGTAACGACTTTGTCCTGCGTACCCTACATCGTTTCATGAGAATCTCCCAATTTCGTTGTAAAATATCACTAATCACTTGTTTCAAAAGAGAAATTGCAACATCTGGTCGCCTATACACGTACCATTTCAGACTTACCAACTTGTCCATACCTTCCTGACAAAAGTTGGCTAGTTTTTATTGCAATTGATATCTGATTGCACTCGCGAGTCGCGCCACCCCAAAGATATTTCCAGATGCCGTGTCAGACACCCAGCGTAATCCGGTACACGTCGGAGAACCATACGCAAACATCGAACTAAAAAACCCCCCACATTGTTTATGGTAAAGAAATTCTGACGCCCATCTCACAAAATGGGACACGGAGAGGACAATTAGAGCCTTTAAGTAAAGCTTCATTAACACTCAAAGCTTGTTATTTTTAATTAGTACATGCGCAAAATCTCTTTGATAACCTCATTCCTGACCACGTCATCCTCTGTAAATTCAACGTGCTGCATGGATCCAGACGATTTGTTCGTCATCCGCGTCACGAGATCTGCAAGACCGTTATCTTCAAACCCTCGATCGTGCTGTGCAATGTCACCGGCAACAATCATCTTGGAACCTTCACCGATGCGCGTCAAGAGCATCTTCATCTGAGAAGGGGTTGAGTTCTGCATTTCGTCTCCGATGATCCACGCATTGTCGAACGTGCGACCACGCATGTATGCCAGGGGGCAAATTTCAATTTTGCGGTCTTCAATCATCAACTTAATTTGCTTGGGTGGCATGTAACGAAAAAGTGCGTCAAACATGGGTCTCGTCCACGGCTCCATCTTCTTCTCGAGAGATCCGGGCAAAAAACCATGTTGCTCATCAACACTCACAGCTGGACGAGTCAAAATAAGGCGGTCAACTCGGCGATCTGCAAGCGCCTTGGACCCTGCGTGACACGCCAAAAGAGTCTTGCCGGTGCCCGCCGGGCCGGTTGCAACAATAATGGGCACAGATGAGTACAGCAGGTCGACGTATTTGCGCTGGACAAGATTGCGTGGACTGAGCATTTATGTTACAGGTGCGCGTGTCTTTATTCAAAGCGAACAACAGCTTTGTAACGCCCCCCATTCCACGAGATGATAACTTGCTCCTCAATCCCACCAGAAGGCAGAGAGAAATAACCATTGCCACCCGTGCCAGTAGGGTTGTACCGGTGGACAGTGACACCTCCCGCACAGAAAAGCAAGACACCACGATGATCCGTGAGGACGGTGAGAGGTCCGGCCATAAGATCCGTAACCATTGGTGTCGTGTCTCGTGACAAAATGTCCGAGATATACGCAGTCTCGTTTATATTCGGTGCAGGTCCAAGCGGGCTAAAGTCAGAGTACAGATAAGACAGGACGGTAAGCTTCGACATTTTTTTTGAGATACAAATTTCTACACCCGTGACTTTAATTTGATTTCAAAACTCATTTTTCACGTTCTTGATCTTCACGAGAACGCTTGTAATACCACCAATTCATCGATGACGCAAACAGAACAAATGTTCCTAGAAATTTACCAGTCAAGGCGACACCCTCGTGCCAATCAATCGATGCACGCGGCGGTTTGACACGTGAGCGTGGACGATGAAGTGGGGGAGTTTTTGGAACTTGGATCCGGATCATAACTAGATTAACACGTACGTTGCTTTTTATGCGGGTTTGAATGGAGTTCTTTGTGGCACTCTTCGTGTAGAACGGCAAGATTATCAAGGGTTGTCTTACCCCCGTCGCGGTATGGCTTGATGTGATGGGCGTCACGTTTCTGACCTTGCTTGATGGGCTCCGAGCACCACGTACAATTACCTCCTTGTTCAGCAAGCTTGGTCTCCACCTGTTTAGATGTAAAAGCACGTGGGCCGTTCAGTCCCGACACTGCATCTTGAACCTCACGGTTGATCATGTCAAGAAGACGCCGCTGATACGGGGCATTCGCCTGCATACAGCCAAACTGTTTCATGAATTCTGCGATGGGCACCTTGAAAATTTTGGTCGCATACTCGATAATTGGCCCGGAACAGTGAGTGAGCTTTGCGACGGAATCACACCAATAAGCAACCCGGCTTATCAGCATTCGGCGTACGAGCGGGTTTGGAGGCTCTTTGAACAAATTCTTCTTGTCCAGAAACGTGTACACGGTGTGAAGATGCTCGAGACGTTTCGACAAGTCTGCCTTTTTAGCAATAAATGACTCCTCCACCTTGCTCGTCTCACCAAAAGTCTTCTTCTGCCATTTCTTCCAAATGTCATCTTGTGAAATGAACTTTGTAGGTACATCCGCCTCACTCAGGGCGAGCATACGCATCAGTTCCGTCTCCACTTCGCCTCGAACCTTCTTCTTCTTCTCAACGTTTGGATAAATGGCGGTATTCTTCCATGCACCAACGTAGTGTTCTGTCATGAAATCATAAAATGTACGGTAGATTTGCCGGTAACTTTCGTAATCGTTGACACGATTTCCCGAGTTGTTCAGTCGAATCCAGAGTGATGTAAGCTGATCCGGATCTTCTGCAATCTCCGGAGGAATTATGTTCACAGTAAACTCGTAGTTGTCAAAGATGAGTTGATCATGTTCCGACATTTGGTTATAGTACTTACCGATGTACTTGTTGAGTGGACTCGTCTCCCAATTGATCATGTTGCTTGAAGCCTTTTTGATTGGAAATTTACCCGAAACAAAGTCACACACTGTTTCGAGTTTGTGAGCGCCATCAAATACCTCGTCACACTTTTTCGACCCTGCCTGATCCTGAATGATATAGACTGTACATTGGAAACCAATCATGATAGAATCGAGCATTGCCATGCGCTGAGCATCCGTCCAAGAATTATTGCGCTGTCGTGGTCCGCGAATTACAAGGAGGCGAGTTCCCTTTTTGCAATTCACGGGGTGTGTACGCAAAATCGCGGTACTTACATTTAATGGTGCCATTCTACGTACATTACAAGGACGCCGTTTTTTTAATAGGGAATGTCTAGATATTCAACCTTCACCATGACTTCTCTGCCTGGCAAAAACGCATTCGCCTTTTCAAGCGTGCTAAAGGTGCCCACGTGTCGATGAACCTCATCCTCTATGTCGTACAACTGGAAAACTTCTCGTCGTGGAGCCCAAGCCGCGATTCGGTCCAGAATCACGTCCATTACTAGTACACGTACCGATCCTCTTTATTGAGAATCTTCTCAATCTTGTCAACATGTCCACACATCTTCCCGAGAAGGCCGATTGACATGACGACAAACATACCGACAAAAATCAAGCCACCGAGAATATCTTGATTCATTACACAATCAGAGATGTGTTGTCTTTAAAGTCGGGCACTCCCGCAAAATGGATCGGACAGAACGGTCCTCGTACATCAAAATACATGAAATCGTCGAGTCCGCGCCAAACACCCCGGTGTCTCCCGTCTCGTTCCTGAATCCATGCATCCCCATCTGGTTCTATTTCATCGAAAAGCTCCCAGCAGTACACGTCATACGACTCGTCAAAGTTGACGTAGAGGAGTTTTTTGAGCGCGGGGAAGTACCGGAATGTTGTCGGTGCAATAGGTCGAGGGACAAAATTTGACGCTGGAAGACGACCGTACACACCTAGTGCTCGTCGAGTGTCTATATTTGCATGACATGCAACTCGCATAAGCACATTTTCCATTAGATTCTAGGTATGACATTTCTCTTAAGTCGGTTCCAAGCGTTAATCTGGTTTTGGTGATTTTTGTATGTTTTTAAATGTCTCGCACGCGCATTCATGTATTGTCTAGCGACGGTATTTCTCACCCGCGAAAGACGTTGTAACTCACCTTGACTGTAAAAATTTGGTCTCTGAGCGAGATTAGCCATGGTTCTATTTATTTGCACAGTTCGTTGATACAATTCATTTACACGCCTGACACCACCATTCTGTTCTCTGCGTCTCGTGTTAATGATATGATTCACCATTTGTCTGAATTTATTTATAGTATTTGGATTGTAGTACCCTGCTATAACTAATCGTCCACGTATGTAATTTGCCAGTGAATTTGAATTGGGACGTCTGAAAAAATCATCGCGACCTGAAATATTATTAGGACGTAATATGACGTATCTAGCAGGATTGGCTTGAGCGGTACGAGTATTGGTTCCTATAATTAACGCTGTGCCATGTGCATACCCTCCTGGTATGAAAGTGGTCATTACTATTACATACAAAAAAAAGTCCGAATCTCGCTAGCACTCTTCCCTCTGAGACTATCAGCTACGATCCGAGCCCCATAGTCTAGAAGCTCGTCGTAGTTTAGGTAATCACATGCGAGCAAGAGATCAATCATTTCGTCGTGGTGATCCAAGTGTCCATATGTGTTAAAGTATATAATTCTCTTCAACACATTTGAATTAATCGGGAGAGGGGCGACTCCATCGGCAACAGCATCCTCGTACATCATCGAAAGAACTTTACAATCACGCACAATTTTCGAATTTAAATTAAAAATTACTCCATCACATGTCTGGACGGCCATACTTCAACAGCAACAGCTGCTCTTTATGTTGATAACGTCTTTCGTCTCGGGATGGACAACTTCGTCACACCACGGGCACATCATCCACCCGAGTTTGTCCTTGTATCGGATCGATACAGCAATCAATTCCTTTGAACGACATAAAGGGCACTCTTGATCCATGTCACTACTGTCTAGTATCTTTTTTAATTCTGTACATGATGTACTCGAGGTCTAGAAACAGCATCTCAATATTCTTTGTAATTATACTCTGGTACGAAAATGTCGGGTCAAGCTCTTTACACAGTCCTTCGAGGAGAGAATAAGTTCTGAGAATTGTCAAAGTTGTCGTGTCAAGTTCAACAGGCACCTTGCTCGCCTTTTCCCGAATTTCAGGAGAGTTTACCGTGAACGAGCGTAGGTCGAGCGTGTTGAGATATTCAAAGTATTGATTGACAAAAATCTTGGTCACCTCCTTGTCACGGATAATCATCCCCATTTTGGCCATGTTATCTATGACAGCATCAACGTTACTCGTCTGAACGGCATAGACGAAATCCCGAATGGCCGTCTTATACCCAGGGGTAATTCGAATTATATTTCCAAAATCGTACAACACAAGGGTATTCGATTCAATTCCTAAATTACCGGTGTGCAAGTCACCGTGTATCACCCCTTCGTACAGAAGCTGTTCAAGAAACATGTTAATGAGGCGTTCCGCTTTGAATGGAGCTGTGATAGATTCACTTGGAGTATAATCCATAACTATGACGTCGTCAGTTGACAATCGAGAATACGGACGAGGAATTCGGACATCCGCCCTGTCACGGTACATATCACGAAACATGCTGATGTTTTGAATTTCCCTCTTAAAATCGAGTTCGTACATGAGACCTTTTTCAAATTCATTCATCCATGGCGTGACAAATTCCATACCAAAATTGGGAATCAGGGACAAGAGACCTGCTCCACCTCGGATGAGGTTCAGGTCTTCCATAATCTGAGCCTCAATACCGGGTCTTTTAAATTTCAATACAATATTACGATTTTTGAGTTTACCCCTGTGCACTTGCGCAATACTTGCACTCGCAATAGGGACAGGGTCAACATCTGTAATTTCGTTTGGAATTTTAGATTGAAATTGGGAAAAGTCAACTGGGGTGACATTATCCCGGAGAGGAGCTAGATCTGCTGAGAATTCCTTTCCGAAAATGTCAGGTCGATTTGAAATAAACTGACCTATTTTGACATATGTAGGACCAGCACCATCAAGTGCGGTTCTAAGCCATTTTCCTCTATTTTGTTTTGGGATCATTTTGAGACCAATCCCAATTTCAAGGGGCCTCACTACACGAGGACTCCACATACTACTAGTTCTGACGATTATTCTTCGTCCAGGTCAAAGGTATCTGTCATGTCCTTCCACATATCATTCGTCTTGTCGAAAAAGTCCTTGGCAAACTGAGTCTCATCTTTTGCCGTCTTCTTGAGAGACTCGTGAAAATCACGGAGGGTGTCCATGCGCTTGGACTCTGCCATCCGGCGAGCCCGTGCAAGACGCTTGGGTAGCTTGAAAGCTGGTTTGCTCGTGGGCTCCGGTGTTGCGCAACAACGAACGGCAAGCATTGTTACTATTCCAAGATTTTTTATTTTTAACTGTCAATGGACATTGAGTCTCCGTCGGCACCCAAGCCCAGTCTCAAGTGGATCCCCGTCATCGGGCTATGTGTAGTGCACTTTTCGCCACTTTCATCTTGTACCCCTGGCACATTGAGCTTTCACGAGAATTCAAACAGTGTCTTGAATCCATTGGTCGACTGAGTTGACGTACAAACACAGCTCCCAAATCGAACTCACTTGGGGGCACCACATTTTAGCCTCTTTCGGTGAATCTGTAAAGTGAATTGGATGCCAATTTGCCAGATAACGCGCCGTTCCGAGATTCTTGAGTGAATCATCCACAAAGAGGTGTGTCTGCGCCTTGGAAAAGTCTGTGTAAAAGCCAGCCTCTGGCTTGTAGTGGTCACTTGGACACTTGACGTATACCTGATCACTGATTGCACGTGCAACCGGGCCTGCCCACTCAATCGGTGAATTCGTAAAGAGGGTCACGTTCCATCCACTACTGGTCAATTCGTGAATCTGTTTGGCCTCTTCCTGAAACTTGTCAGAGTAAATCACCTCGGCGAGATGATCCAAGAGTGACTTGTCGTACACCTTGTCGTTGAAATCGTGTGTGTCGAGCTTGAATACATCCCGGAGCCCCCGCGCCGTGTGACCGTGTGCGAGGTACAGGAAACGGTTCGTTTCACGAGGATTTTTGCATTCTGGGAACTTGTGTGCTACATACTTGACACAGTTATCCTTGACATGCTCGAGCAAAAGTCGGTCACGGATTAGAACACCGTCAATGTCCAGAAGCAGAGACTTGACTGCCATCTTACAGAATAAAATCTTCATCTTTTTATATGAGTCAGAACAAACGACCAAATTTGATAAATGGTTTTACCGGCATGTATCTCACTGGTAATAATAAGTGGGTGTACAAGATCAAGAGTCCAAATGGACGTCACTATATGTTGGTAAACAGAATTGGACTTGCAAAGTTTCTTAATAGAAACAATTACAATCAGGTGAATGAACTAGTTGCTAAACATTACAATCATGTCGCTAGACGAAAAAGTAATATGCGGAATTTTACTCACCCCTCGATAAATCTCATAGCCAAATGGAATCCCAATAATTATAACAATTTAGTTCCAACACGTAACTATGTATTCAGGAAATGGAACAACAATTATGGTATGGTTATTCCACGCACTCAGTTCGGGCCTCTAAAGCTCACAAATATAAACCATTATCAACTGTCAAACACAAACTTGCGTAATCTTCGAGCACTTCGTCGCCAAAATACAAGAAATGCTGCAAATTTTGCTCGGCAACAAGCTGCTAAAAATGCCGAACGACGTAAATACGTGTACGAAATATATTACCCTATTTCTAATGGTCACGGAGGCTTAGTTACTGTGAATGCGGATCTTAAAATGGTAGGGGGAGGGGTCACACCAAAGAATGCTACACGTGTTAACAATCATAATACTTCGAATATTAGACAAAAATTCAAACGATGGGCAATTACTCATATCAGATCGAATTACAATATGAGTCAGGTAAAGATTAACGCATACAAGTTAAAGAATTAAAAATTGTTCATCGCGTTATCCAACAGAAATCCGGCACCGAGACCGAGACCAAAGATGACACCCAATGCAAGAACGAAGTATGCCATGGTCATGCTCCCCTGTCCGCGTCGCGCCTTTTTCAAGAGGGACACACCCCACAAAAGCAGTAAGATACCAACTGCCAGGTAGAGCATCTGTGCCGCGGCAATACCAAGACCAAGACCAAATCCAGTCTTTACAAGTTGTTTGAGGGACATTTTACTATTATTAAAGAAATAAGTTTATGATATGGTACAATGGCCCTCAATGTCAGCAAGTTGGTTCCTCATGCAATTCTGCCTGCGCGTGCCACAGACGGTGCCGCTGGTTATGACTTGTACTCCGCTGACAGTTATGTTATTCTCCCAGGCCACCGGGTGGTCGTTTCGACCGGGATCTCTCTGCAGCTCCCACCCGGAACCTACGGTCGCATTGCACCTCGCTCTGGACTGGCCGTGAAGCACGGTCTGAACATCCTGGCGGGTGTTGTCGATCCAGATTACACCGGTGAGGTGAAGGTGGTTCTGCACAACACAGACGAGCGTCAACCGTTCATCATCCGCCCGGGCTACCGGATCGCCCAGCTTATTCTCGAGAATTTTACGATTGTCCACGTCAACGAGGTTCCGACGGAGTGCACCGAGCTCAACACGGCCCGTGGATCTGCTGGTTTTGGTTCAACTGGAATCTAAATAAGTCCATCTGTCCTGATGAAAAATCCCGTATTTGCAACGAATGGGTTTTCAATGTCATAAAATGATTGAGGGCATGTTCTAATTCCGTTGTACCATGCCCAAATTTCAGCGTCATTCCAAGTTTTCCTTGCAGGACCCTTGAGTTTGAGACCACTCGTCTCTCTCTTGAGGATATCCTTCAATGAAGTCTTTGGCGGGCGATAACACTCTCGACAGAGGCGAACCGTTTTATTCACATTCAAAATTTTAAACCACGTGTCATTTGCAGTCACGTCTACATTTGTCAGACAGGTCCAAGCGAGCACCTGCAGATATTCAAACGTAGACGAAACGACGACATGTGGATCAAGGGGAGCGCGACAGTAATGACATCGCCCCCGGTGTTTTAATTGCATTTTAAATTAACGTTTCGCAACTTTAAGTTTCTTCGAAACTTGCGGATCTCAGGCCTGTGCCTCTGCCCAGAAAAGATTGACGATAGAATTTGTCACGTTCGAAGTGTCTGCATTCTCAACATAGATGGCAATGGTATCTGGTCCATCCGGGAAGAAGTTGGGACCACCGATAACACCACCAGTCAACTCCTTGAGCTCTGACAGATCGATATAATTTGTCGAACCACCGGAAGAAATTGTTGAAAAGATGCGTTCGCCACCCTCAAATCCACCAACATACGTGAAACTGTTACTCACCTGACAGAAACTGGGCTGACCACCGTTTGTCGCCGAGTTGACAGGCTCCCATGTGATGCTTGAGAACCCCGCGGGGTTAATAACGCCTGTCACGTTAATCGTCTTGTTACCCGCAATTTCGAGCTTCTGAAGAAGAAGCTGTGCGCGATTCAAGAGATCACGATCACCGATATTGCCGATGATGCCGTTACTCACAGACGGTGCGAGACGCAGAAGAAAGAGAGGTACAGGTGATTGTGTAGGCGTGATATTTGAAGTGTAAATATTCGAGTAGTTGAAGTAATAGCCACGATCAGTGTCAAAAGAACCGTCCATAAGGAAAGCCGAACCCCAGTGGGTCAAGCTGGGTGTACACGTGATGCTCACCAACAGGACAGTTGAATTAGGCGCGTGGCTTGTTGCTGCCGATGCTGTAAACTGGCGCGCCTGATCGTTGATGGTGTATCTGAATGGGACGGATCTTGTCAGACCATTCAGGGCGAATGATCCCTTGGACGAATATGACATGAGCTCCGAATCGATCAGCACAATACCTGACGGTGGCCAGTATGTCGTATCGTCGTTCAGCAGGAGGTTCGAAGTCGATGATGTAATCTGACCGTTGAGTGTAGACACGGCTGCCGCCATCTCATTCACGAGTTCGTAGCGAACTGGTAAGTTACCCGTGCGCATGTACGCCTCGTCATTCACGTTGTTGTTACGCATACGGTGAGCGTACACCCAATTACCGTCCGAGCCACGCATCATAAAATCGACGAAACCTGCACCGTACCATGTGTACTGTAGACCGATCATCTGCATCTTTGTAATGTCCACCTTGTAGCCAGACGCACCGAGCCCATCAAGTGTGTCTCTGTTGAAGTTGGCCTGGTTTACACGCACCTCAAGCACACGTGACGCCTTGACAGGTGCAGTTGGTGCTATGATACCGCGGTAGGGGGGGTTGAAATTGAGAACGCCCTGTGACAAAATTGCAGTCACTGTATGAGTCATACCGCGCATAATAAACTTGTCACCAACCTTGAGCTGATCTTGGAAACGGGTGGTTGGCAGTTGGAAAGAAAGTGTACCTGTTGCCGGTGTCTTGGTACCAAAAGGAATCGTCACGGCGATGGGTGCAAACCCGATTGTAATCTGGGTCAGTGAATCGACCGAAATGATGTATGCGGTGTCGATGTATCCTGGATAAAACCCTGAGACGACGTGCATATTCTTGTATAGACCTGCCGTTGACGCCATGGTCACCTGCGCGGACACGTCGCCAATATTCACTGTCGATGGGAAGGTGATACCCTGAGTGGGTACAGTCACTGTCGAAATAAGATTGTCAGTGTACGTGTTACCGACGAGTACCTGCCCGTTCTGTGATGTAATGACGGTACCTGCAAGCTGAAAAGTACTCGAACGCTTGACAGCCCACAGATTCTGTCCGTCCCAATCCCAATACAGGCCGTTCTGATCGTCGAAGCATCCTGCCCGAGCACTTGCACCATGCCACCCTGAAATAATGAAACGTGGCTGATTCATGAATGCAGGGACAGTCGCTCCCAGAGTTGTCGTCGCCACCACATTAATCGATTTGGAATCATTGACACTTGTCAAAGTGTAGGTTCCGTTGAAACCAGTGTCTTTTACACCACGAATCTGAACAGTCGCTCCAATCTGAGCACCGTGATACACGTCAGTCTGAATTACGATATTACTACCCACTGCTGTCGAATCGGCAATTATACGTGCAATGTCGTTATTTGGGCAAAAGACTGTACCGGACGACCAGAGGAGACCTTTGCCGGACTGGTAGCGAAACACCTTTTTCGATTGGCGGCAGACCATAGCACCGTGAGTTGTCACGAGAGGTGTCAGAAGCACGCCACCATCAAACGGACGGTGAGTCACGGTTGAGTACGGCTGGACGAAAATGGATCCACCGGTTGGGGTTGTACCACCGACGGCGGCAACAAGAGAGCTGAAAACGAAAGAGTTTGAAGCTGGGACGGATTCGATGAAGAAATTACCATTCACACCAGCCACACCCACACCAGACCAGTTGTTTGAAGTAAAGGGGGTACCAGGAAGCATGCCGTGTGCATTTGAAGTGTACACCTGAACAAGATTTGCATTTTGGGTGATGGACGTTATTGAAATTTTGCAGTTGCCAGTATTGAATACATTCCCTCGGCGGATTGTAGTTGCAGGGGTCGCCATTTGTCCGGGATTGATTTGGCCTTTTGAAAAGTACGTGAATGTATTTGAAGGGAGGGAGATGAAAGAACCGGGTGTGGTGTAGTTGGCAGTGACGAGAAAATATCCCTCGGCACGATCAGCCGTACGCTGAAAATTAGTTAAACCATTTACAGTGATAACTGAACCGACTGGGGGCTGGGTCGATGTGGTTCCCACGTAAATATTCGATACAGCGTAACCATCCGACACGACATCGGTGATCACCAGATCTGTACCGGGAATTTCATAAAAGCTGGGCGTCTTGCGAATCTCCTGATGAGTCTGCCACTTGGTTGGCTGAGTTCCGTACTCGAAATCGGCATCGATGAGCGACTGACCAAGGGACACGCGCTGCCGTTCAATAGCATCCGTGCCAAAATCAAAGGGACGGATCTGTTGTACCGGCGTATTCTTAGACTGCGTACTGAACGTTCCATCGATCGTACGACTCATATTAATTATGATGGAGAAAAGAATAAGTGGAACTTGACTAAGTGTCCGACTCAACCTCAAGTGTAAAAGACCAATCAATTCCGTTGTTGCTCAGAGGATTACCGAACCGATCACGAACCTGAATATTCAAACGGTCAATTTTGTAATCTGGGTCGAAAATTTCAATCGACTGCTTGAACCGATTGTCGGAAAACCAAGTTTCAACACCACCCTTCTGGACCGTGATGGGTATCTTGAAAGTAGCGGCAAAAGGTTCCATGCACGAGTTGCGCAGATTTTCAATATAAATACAGATGTAGTTGTCAAAATCTATGCTGTACGATTTGTTTGCGACGATAATCACACCCACCTGGTCCGAAGTAAAACCCATAAAATACCCGAGAGTACCCGGGGTCCCGTCTATGCTCGATGCACCCACCACTGAAGTATACTGAATTTTGTTTGTCAATGTATTCAAAAAGAAAGAACCAACTGCGGGTGTTACTGTATTGTTCAGAGTATTGAGGAATGTAGTGGCAGAATAATTACCCGGACTGAAAGTGTACGACGTTGGTGTACCAGCGATGTTGATCGTCAGCGTGTTGTATGGGGCCCGGATATTGTAAAAACCGACGGGCATTTCAACCGACTTGAGTGCGACCCGGCGAACCTTCCGGTGAGTCTGACCGAGAATCACGGAGCAATCAAATGAATCAATACCGGCATTTTTAATGACAGTGTTTGCTGTCGTCGAAGACGTGTCAACGTGAATGAACCAAACCTTGCTCATTTACTGTACTTTAAGATATTAATCTCTGAAAAGGTACGGAGATGCAGAGTCAGGCTGTAGCCTGGGAAGGTGAAGATGTAGAAGATCGTTACATAGTTCGAATTTACGGCCGTTGTGAAGACGGAAAATCAATTTGCGTGTCCACTCCATTCGAACCCTATTTTTTCATCAAAATTCGAGCCGCCCACAAGTTTTCCGCCTTGAAGTATGCACTGTCTCGGCACTTTCCGGACCTGAATGAAGTACACGAAATTTTGGCAAAAGACTTGTGGGGATTCCGAAATGGACTTCGTGAACGATTTGTCAAGTTGACATTTCGGACGATCCGTGGGATGCGAATCTGTGCATCAATGATTGAAAAGATGAAGGAACGTGACGACCGTTGGGAAGATCTCAAATCTTTTGGCCAGCTCAAGGTTTACGAGTCGAATATCGATCCCGTATTGCGATTTATGCACGTCACAGGTGTTCGTTCGACTGGATGGTTTCAGGTTGCAAACGAAATTCCAGACTACTCTTCGTCCTGCAATGTAAATCTCTGGGTAGAGGACTACACCAACATCAAGCCGATTGAACGTGACGATGTGGCGCCACTCCGGATCATGTCGTTTGATATCGAGTGTTACTCTTCAACAGGTGAGTTTCCAAATCCAAACACGCCACTGGACGTCGTCTTTCAGATTGGCATGACGGTCCGTAATTTTGGCGAAGAAACTCTCTTGCGCAAGTGTCTGTGTCTGAAACAGGCTGACGCCTCTGATTGTGAAAGTTTCGAGACGGAGCGAGCTTTACTTGAACGGTTTGAACAGTTTCTGTCAGAGACTGACCCTGATGTTGTGACTGGTTGGAACATCTTTGGGTTTGACCTCGAGTACCTCCAAGTTCGATCGGTCATGAACGGTCTTGCGCCGACATGGGGGCGTTTCAAGAACTCACCGATCGAATTGGTCACAAAGAATCTGAGCTCGAGTGCGCTCGGTAACAACATGCTCAAGATGGTGCCTATGCGTGGCCGGTACGTATTTGACTTTTTCCAGGATGTCAAGCGTGAGCACAAGCTCGAAAGCTACTCGCTGAACAACGTCTCGAAGCACTTTCTAAAAGATCAGAAGAATGACATGCCGGTAAAGGAGATTTTTAGTCGATACGCAGAGGGTGATCCTCGGCGTCTCGGTGAGGTGGCAGAATATTGTCTGCAGGATACGATCCTACCTCATAAGCTTCTTGACAAGCTGTGCCAGCTTCAGAATCAGATTGAGATGGCCAAAGCGTGTTGGGTACCCCTTTCATTTTTGAGTGAGCGTGGTCAGCAGATTAAGGTGTTTAGTCAGATGGCATACAAGGCCCGGCAGCTTGGATTTCTCATCCCAGTGTTTAAAAAGACGGGGTCGCCAGGACCTGATGAGCAGTACCAAGGGGCGACTGTTCTCGATGCACAGACGGGTGCGTACTATTCACCAATCACAGCACTCGACTTTGCAAGTCTGTATCCGAGCATCATGTGTGCACACAACTTGTGCTACTCGACAATGGTCATGGATCCACAGTTTGACAACTTGGAAGGCGTCGAGTATGAACAATTTGGTCAGTTTCGGTTTGCACAGAATGTACCAAGTCTCCTGCCAGTCATTCTGACTGATCTCAAAGCGTTTCGCAAAAAGGCGAAGAAGCTCATGGCGGCGGCGGAAGGGACGCCGATGGAGGCGGTGTACAATGGTCAGCAGCTTGCGTACAAGATTTCGATGAACTCTATCTATGGGTTTACGGGGGCTTCTAAAGGTATGTTGCCTCTGGTGGCAATTGCGTCTACAGTCACTATGCGAGGTCGGCAGATGATTGAGGAGACGAAGAATTACGTCGAGACCAACTTCCCCGGAGCTCATGTGCGGTATGGCGACACTGACTCAGTGATGGTTGAATTTGACGTACAAGGTCGTAAAGGCCAGGATGCAATTGACTATTCGTGGGAGCTTGGTGAACAAGCGGCTGAGCAGTGCACGAAGCTTTTCAAGGCTCCGAATGATCTCGAGCTGGAAAAGGTGTACTGTCCGTACTTTTTGTACTCGAAGAAGCGTTACGCCGCTAAAATGTACGAAGGAGCATCAGATCCAAAAACTGGCAAGCCTATACTCAAACTAGACGGGAAACGGCTCGTCAAATTCAAGAAGATTGACGTTAAAGGACTTCAGGTGGTCCGGCGAGACAGTTGTCCATATGTACGCGAAACCCTCAAACAGTTGCTTGAAATGATTTTGGAGAGTGATGACCCGCGACCACCAGTTGAATTTGCAAAACAGGCGGCCAAGGCGCTCACGAGTGGAAACGTGCCGATGGAAAAGCTTTTGATGAGTAAACAGTTGGCAGCAAGTTACAAGGTGAAGATGCCACACGTTGAGGTTCGGGACAAGATTCGCAAGCGTGCACCAGGGTCCGAGCCTCAACAGGGGGATCGTGTAGCATTTGTGATTGTTGAGGGCCCCAAAAATGCCAAGATGTTTGAAAAGGCGGAAGATCCGGAGTGGGTTGCAGAGAAGAAGATTAAGATTGACTACCAGTACTACTTCACGAATCAGCTCAAAAAACCGGTGTGCGACCTTCTGGAACCACTTCTAGGCAAGGACACGGAGAAGCTCATCTTTCAGCCAAAAGTGAAGACTATTACGGATTTTTTTACACGTAAGTAATTTAAGGAAAACATTGCTTATTTTAGGAAGTAAAATGGAACATCAGATTATCGAGCTGATTGAGGAGGAGGTGAATCGCCGGGTTGCTCTTCGCGTCAGTAAGTCACTCGAAGTCATTTCAAAGTTATACGACATCCCTCTTGCACGCTTGATACAGGACACGGCGGACATTGAAGTGCGATTTTGTCAAGGAATGTTGAAGAGTAAGAAGCGGTGTCTCAAGGAGCCTCAGTCGAATGGGTACTGTTTGTTTCACCAGAAGCAAGTTCCTGTTGTAAAAGTGATGATGGCGAATCCTCAGGTTGTTCCTCAAGTTGTTACTTGGGGTTCTGCGCCAGTAAGTCGCTTAAACATTTAGAAGTTTAATAGTACAATGAACAAGTCCAGCTTACTTCTCGAGAGTCTCACCCGTTTTTTCAGCGATCAACAAAACGCCGAACAACTACATGATGTTCTCTCACACAGAAAGGGTATATCCCTTCGCAACTTGGAGTGGTTTGTAACGAATTATTCCAAGACACGTCACGTGACGTACACGGGGCCAAATGGAAAGATTTTTACAGTCCATGTGGCATACAAGTCGTCACTTGACGGATACTCGAAGAAGCTTTTCGATCCATTTTGTCGGACCGAACGCATCGAGTTTCAGGGGCTCACCACTACGGTGGCTCAGCTTAATTTTATTCGGTGGTGCATCACGAATGGCATCATCTCATATCTTATCAACACTAAACTTCGTTCGACAAGTCCTTCGGACCTGGGTTCTTTACATGAAGGGCAGACGGGCGGACCCGTTCTCAAACTCGAGGATCGTGTACCCGTAGTAGAACAAGTACAGGTTGTACCCCTGTGAAACCTGTGTGGCGTATTGCTGGACAAAAACGAGTTTAAGCGTCGTCGTTTGCGAATCTAATTTTGAAAAATTGATGTATCCTCCTGCATTGTACTCTTTCGGATTAAGCCCGAAAGAATACATGTAAATGCTCTTTGCGGGAACTGCTAGGTTGTGCTCCATAGGCTGCTTGAATGCATAATATAACGACCCCTGAAATGTACTTGTAATATCCATATTATTGAGAACAATCTTTGCTGTTTCTATCGGATCTACAAAATAAGATGTCCCAGACGTGAATGGTAATGTTACTGCGGTCTGGATGTACTGTGTCGTAAATCCGTAATCATACCTTGAATCAGTGTACAGATTTGACGTGACTGTTTCGTATTTTTTATTCCGAATAAACCAAGTGAGTAATTGTACGGGAAAGCTGGCTGTCAGTTGTAGCTGAGTGGTTGCGCTATTAAACGATTGGACCCCTTCTTTTTTGAGTCGATTCACCACGTACCGGAGTTTTTTTGTTTTGTAGTACAGCTTCTCCTCTTCAGTGAGTTTAATCTCTTCGAGAATAAGTGCAGGATTGATAATTTCTTTGTATGTCGGAATGGGGTTTGCAAGGGATGCATTCCAGTCATTAGAAATCCATGGCCAAGGATTGAATTGAATTCGAATGTAAATTCGTTGATTGTACAGGGCGCACAAAGGAAAGTATGGTCTTCTCAGACGTTCACGTCCTTTGGACATGTGAGAGTGACGGCGACAGAAAAAGTATTCGAGTGGCACACAGATGGTAACGTTACTTGTCGTTGGACTGAGTGATGAAATTGACCCGCCATTTACAGCAGAAAACATTGCCGTCTGCTCGTCAGCATCGAGAAACACCTGATCTTTGATAAAAAACCAGTCGTCATATACCGTCTCTACTACAGTATCATTGATCATAAAGTCACACTGTGCGATAAGTGCCCGCCCCACCTGATTCACATACATTCCACCAGTTCCTAGTGTCGGTAATTGACATGTGAAATACATGTTACACATGAGATCACCAAGTTCTTTTGGTTTGAGTTCGATTGTGATGGTTTCTCCAAGGAATTTTGATCCTTGAATAGGTACGTACCGTTGATAACACACAAAGTTGGTGTGTTGGGGATAGTCTGTGTTCCAGATGGTATCGTCTTTGCCGATTGTGTACTTTTCTTGGGGCCCGATGGCGTACAGTGAATATGTTGTACCGGAATTATATCCTTCTTTTTCAAGATCCTTGTACGTATCCTGAAAAATTGGCTGATGTCCTTTTATATTTTCACCGAGCTCGCGAAGAGGAGCTCCACCGGTTGTCTTGATGTTCGGGTTGATAACAACAGATGTTACATTTCCAGTGTAATCTGACGTGTACATGACATTTGCACCAATCACCCGTGCCTCGTCAACTGGTTGTTGTACTGTAACTGCTCCAAATACAGGTTCCATCGTATTGTCTTCCACCTGATCACCTTTGAGCGTCACATACGAATCGTACGGATGCGTCTTGACTGTACCGGGTGTTGCCACAAAGTTGACCGTCGAGACGTTACTGCTTTTAAGACCTTTTATATCGGTGACGGTCCAACGAGAACCAAACATTTTTGGGACATTTCCGCGAATGTAATAGACGAGGCGACCCTGTGTTACGTAATAGAACCCGTCGAGAAGACCCGTAATTGAATTGGTCACGAGAGAGCCCGCATCTGGTGGATACAACATCGCTCCAATCACACCCTGGACGTTTTGAATATTCTGCTCAGTGTCAGTCTGACACTCAAATGACCATAGGTATGACTCTGAATTGTTGGGTCCCACTTTATAGACACCGGGCGTTTCAGACACCTTGGTCACGATGATATTTCCGACAAGGTTCGTAATACCAATTGCTCTCCACCCCGGTCCAAGTGGGACGGGTTTACGGGATGGAAGTAAAGGTAAACTCGTTATTACGTAAAACGTGATTACATTCTGTGACGTGGCGGTATAAAACCCACTGAGCTGAATTGGTTGTAAAACAACAGGCGCCTCCTGCTCTTTCGGTATTGGCTGTTCAACTACAGGAGCAATAGTGCCGAGAACCTTGGCCTGTATTTTGCGTTCGAGATTGAGCACCTTTTGAAATGTAGGGACGACACGAGCCTGAATCGCTTTTTCAACTTGTTCTTTTGTTACAGGTAACAAGTCAGTAAACAAGTCTGACATCTATAACTGGCTCAGGTTATTTTTCCACATCTGCAGCACACTCGTACCACGCAACACCTGGAGATCCGAATGACGCTTGGAAGCGAGCGCTTCGAGCTTCGCCACCTCTTCATGTGTGTAGTTGTACGTCTTGATATCAAGTAATTTGGGCACATACTCCTCTTCAAATTTGCGTTTCTTCATCTGCGTCTTGACACTATCCAGTGGTTCGTTGAGTACCTTGATGGACCCCTGAATAACCCCCTTGATGAAATCAAGCTTTGTACCGATCCACCGAATCTCGGATTCGAGTTCGCGAACGAGATGCGCCTTGCGTTTCTTGTACAGGTCGACTCGGAGTTCGATGTAGTCGCAAAGAATCTCTTCGGGACTTGCATATTTTTTAACAGCTCCACTCGGACCGATGAGGTACATGTTGCTCGTGTGAATCGTCTTGACCAAGCCGAGCTCCTTGACGGGGTCTTCCATCGCACCCGAGATCCCACCCCAGATGAAAAAGTCAGGACTGGTCTCGGTCGAGTGATTCTCGTACTTTTGGATCGTGCCCTTCTCGACCAGATAATCCAAGTGCTCCTTGAAATCCTGGATCCACCGACCCGGAGGCAACTCCGTAACGTGCCACCGAGACCCCTCACCTTGAACCACCCCCTCCATGACCCACGTGTGATCCTTCGTCTTGGTCATCTTGCCCTTGAATCCTTTGAAGAATGGCTTCATTGGGACCATAGGCACCTGGTCGAGTGCGCACAGGATGTTTTGCTTGATCGCCTCTGGATCAAAAGGAGGTACGTAGCAACTGAAACCAGTTCCGATACCTTCCGCGCCATTCATCAGGATCATCGGCACGACAGGAACGTAAAATTCGGGCTCCACCTGCTGCCCGTCATCCGTGACGTACTTGAGTACTGCATTATCACTCGGGTCAAAGATGGTCTTGGTCCATGGTGCTAGTCGAGTGAAGATGTAACGAGAACTCGCTGCATCCTTGCCTCCAGCAAGACGCGTACCAAACTGTCCACTCGGCTCGAGCAAGTTCAAGTTGTTTGATCCGACAAAGTTTTGAGCCAGGTTGACAATCGTTCCTTGGAGGCTTGCCTCACCGTGATGATATGCCGTCTGCTCTGCTACGTAGCCTGCCAATTGTGCCACTTTCATGTCCGATGTCAGATTCTTCTTCAGACAGGCGTAAATCACCTTGCGTTGACTCGGCTTGAGCCCATCCGCCACGTGGGGGATTGAACGCTTAATGTCCTCGGCACTAAAATTGGCCATGTCGCGGTGAATGAAATCCGTCACTGTCAGCTTTTTGACGGATCCGTACGGGATACCCTTTGGCGGAGACGCCATGTGCTTCGCAAGCCACTCTTTACGATCGTCCGCTTGTGCTTTGCTAAATGCCAATGTCATCGATTCTGTCAATTGAGGATCGGAATTGAACCCGACGGTCAGATTATCAATCTGCCTGAAATACTCCTTTGCCTCAGCTGACGTGGAAGTACCGAGACCCTTGTAGTACTTGACAGGGCCGGCATCGGTACCAGATTGCCGAAAAGCTTCCTCGGTGAAATACCACGTCTTACCTGCTTTGATAACAGGTGTCACCATACTCACCACAAATCCAAGACTGATGAGTTGAGGCCAATACACATGGATCATGTTCAGGACAAGACCTTTGATGTGACTCCCGTCGAGATCAGCATCTGTCATGATCATCAGGCGTCCGTAGCGCAATTCTCTCAGAGAATTGTAGATTTTACCATGTTGAAGCCCGAGGATCTTCTTGAGGTTGGAAAATTCCTCATTCTCAGTCACTTGCTTTACCGTTGCATCCCGAACATTGCGCGGTTTACCCCGGAGTGGGAACACGCCAAACTTGTCACGGCCTACAACGCTCAAACCGGCAATGGCAAGAGCTTTCGCAGAGTCTCCTTCCGTCACGATAAGTGTACACTCGGTACTACGATGAGTGCCAGCCCAGTTGGCATCGTCGAGCTTCGGAATGCCAGTGATCCTGGATTTTTTAGAACCATCGGTTTTCTTGAGTTCCTTTTCGACTTTAGCCATCCCAAGAGCAACAAGGTCGTCGAGAACTCCGCTCCCGAGCACGTCCTTGATAAATTTTGGCTTGAATTCTACGGTTTCAGTGATTTTTGATGTACACTCCGCCTTGGTCTGACTGCTGAACGTAGGGTTGACAATCACCGCCCGCACAAATACAAACAGGCTCGATTTGATCTGTGCAGGCTTGACTGATACCCGTTTGTCACTCGCGAGCTCGTTGACGAGAGCAGACACCACTTTGTCGACATGGGTCCCTCCTTTGGTCGTACAAATGCCGTTGACCCATGAACACTGCTGAAAGGCGCCAGACGTCGAGTGACCAACGACAATGTCAAAGTTTTCCGTGTGCATCTTGGCCATCGGCACATCGCCCATGTGCATCTTGGCGTACTCCTCAAGTGAGTCCACTTTCAACTGCTTACCACCAAACGAAACCTTCGCTTTGGAGCACCACATTGCCGCGTCCCATGTGCGCTTCTCAAATACACGATAAAAATCACCAGGACCACCAAATCGAGGGTAGTCTGGCATGAAGACAATCCGTACAAACGTCTCAACACCAGCAAACGCCTTTTCAATCTGTGGCGGATCCACCTTGCTCATATTTCCGGACCAATGCTGACTGTACACGTGTTTGCCATCGCAAATGACAATTGAAAACCCGCTCGAGAAGACATTGGTCAATTTGGCACCATACCCATTTCGACCACCCGTTACGCGTTGCTCATCGTCGTTATAATTGGAACTTGTCAAAAGATGACCAAAAATGAGTTCGGGGATCCAAATCTTCTCCTTATCATGCTTCTTGATCGGGATCGCCACTCCTGTATTTTGAACCATAATTGCCCCCGATGACTGAACATTCACGTCAATCTTGGTCACCTTTTTTGGGTGGAGCGAATATTGGTCAATCGCGTTGACGAGTATCTCGTCGAAAATTTTTACCAACCCAGGTGAAACACAAAATTGAGAAAACTTGAAAGAGTCTCCGTCTCGGACCCAGTACGAGGAGGGTTCGGGGTGGAGGGAACCGACGTACGTGTCGGGTCGTTTGAGGATATGTTCGACGTGTGAAAGCCGTTCATATTGCATTCTAAATTTAGGTTACAAATTCTTTAGTTGAACTTGTTCCAGTTGACTGGTGAAAATACATGTTTGTAGAATCCACCGTACTGGAGGAACAGGTGTGCTGCCAGGTAAAGACCGAAGCTCTCAGCAATCACCAAACCGCCCTTCTCACCATGCTGTACAGCAACACCATACTCACCTGCTCCGCAAATTGCAGTAAAGATAATCAGTTCGAGAATGAACGGCATCTTCGTCGTACCAGGTGAAACCCGTGCCTGTGACACGTAATACATTGCAAGTGGGAGCATAATTGCCGCGAGAGCAATTGCAAGATATTTTAGCACCTCCGCCTGCTTCGTCTTCATTTGCGATTCATGTGTCTCTCCCTTCACGAGTTTGTAGTAGCCAGAAAACTCACGGCAAATGCCAAAGAAGAAAAAGAACAAAGTTGAAATAAACATGGCATTAAAAATCATGTCAGCGTCACCTCCACGGTTCCAAGCGACCAAACCTCCTGCCAGGGCACCAGTCACTGCAAATGTCAAAACACCTGCAAGAAATTTCCGTGGCTCGGACTGAATAAGAGTAGTTTCAGCATTGATGAAACTTAGGATGAGTAAAAGGATGACAAGTCCACCTTTTCCTGTAAGGACCAGGTTGTGAAAAGCGTGTTGTGCCGCCTTTGAGTCCATTATCTTAAGAGTAGAAAAGAAATCAGGGCAATCACAAGTAAAAATACAGCAACAATTTCAACTGGGAATTGTTCTTCGGGTGTTGAACTGTAGTTCATGCGCTCCATCCAATAGTACAGTGCGTCAAGTGGATTCATCTGTGGCTTTCCGATACTGACATTCACCTCATTGTGAACCGTCACCGTCCACAGAAAAAGCTGTTCAGATGTTTCCAGATTGTCCTGGAGAGGGTGTTTTTGGAGCACCTTGGCAAAATGTTCCTGACATACGGGGCACGGAAGAAGCAACGTGTAACTCTCGACGAGTGCCTGAAAAGCTGTTTTGTGCTCTTGGGTAAGTACATTTGGTACGGATAAGCTTGCGAGGTGAAGCGTCCCCCAAAAATAGGGACCCCAATGTCTCATTCTATTACTAATTTTGAAAATAAATTCGTACGTAATAACACATATGAGCAATCGTGCATCATTCTTGAAAGTATCGAAGGAGTACAGAGAACTTGCACACCCAGGGGCACTCGGACGCGTGTTTAGTGGATTTGCAAACAAATTGTATGCACGTAAGAAACTTGCACCAATCAACTATAAATTAAGCATCGCATGGAAACAACACGTTATGAACCTCATGAAAAAACAGCAAACGGCCCAACAAAAGGTGAACAATCTAGAAAAGAGATGGAAGAAAGGTATGAATCCTGCTAATTTCAAGTCACAACTAAATGCGGCTAAGAGAGCCCTTGAACAGGCGAAACGAAATACGGAGCAGGCACGGAAACAAAAGATTCTTACTGTCGGAAACGTCTCCACACCATACACAAAACAGGGTCAGGTTCCACGCGCACTCCCTCCTTCACCTACACCTGTATCATTCGGCCCTTTTTTGAATCGTCTTGTTTACATTGTCAATAGTAAAGTACCAAATGTAGCCGGTGTACTTGATGATGAATTTGGCAAGGAATATAAATTCAATTCGAACAGACGAGTAAATTTACGGACCAGACTTGGGACTATAGAAGGAAATAAACGCCTGCCTTGGAGTATCCGAATGGCTGCCCGCCGAAGAGCTATAAAGCTGGGTCGGGAATCCACATCTTACAATCAAGAAAAAGCGAGACGAAATAATGAAAACCGTCAAAGACGTGCAGCAGCTGCCCTAGTAAAACGGAACGCAAACAGGGCAGCAATGCAGGCAGAATTGTTAAAGAAGGAGCGAAACGAGAAGAAGAGATCAGTTATGGCAAAGGTGAAAGCCTCCACATTGCTTGCACCCAAGACTCGTTTAAATACAATTACTGAAAATAACAACGGACTGTCTTCACACCCACTTGCGAATAACAATAATTTTCAGAATGCACTCGAGAGTTTATCTAACAATAATAATTCGCCCTCTAAAAGAGCAAATGCGAAAGAAGA